TTGACCGTCTCCAAGCTCCCCCAGAAGGACCGGCCGACAAACGCCGACCTCCAGAAGCAGGTCGCCGAGGTTCATGGATGCCTTGAGAACGTGGGCGCTGCGGTCGATGCCGTCAGCGGCACCGTCAAAGTCCACAGTCAGCAGCTTGTCGCCATCGCCGACGCGATGGGGGTCCGTCTCCCGACAGAGGAAGAACTCAAGCGCGGCGGCGAGGTGAAGCGGTTCGGCCGCAGGGTAGGGGGGCTCTCGACCCTTCAGGCAGGGAGTTACGGCGTCGGCATCATCGTTGGCGCGCTGAGCATCTGTAAGATGCTCGAGCCCTCTTTCGCGGTGTTCGGCCAGGCACTGCGCCAAGCCATCCTCGGTCACTGAGGGGATCATGGAAAAGTTCAACTGGGCCGCAGCCGTCGTGCTGGCGGCCGTCGTCGTGCTGGGCGTGATCGGGGTTCTGGCGGTGCTCCACCCGATCGACCCGAACAGCCACGACATTGTTCTGGCGATCGTCTCCGGACTCGTCGGGGCTCTCTCAATGAAGGCGGTCGACGGCGCCGTGAAGGCGCTTTCGGCGCCTCAACAGCCGGGGGGCTGACCGATGACCGCGGCGGAGACCCACGCGTCCGACGCCTACATCGTTGATCCCCGGCTCGCCGACTTCGCGAGCGACCGCCAGAAAGAGTACATCGCCGCGGTCAACCTGCACGGCAGCTACAAGGCTGCAGCTCGGGCCTTGGGCGTCAGTCACGACCGGCCGAGGGATTCGATTGAGACCCTGAAGAAGAAGGCTGCGAGCGAAGGCTACGCGCCGGGGCACTGGGTGGGAGGGACTGCGCCCGGCTACATCCTGGGCAAGGTCACCACCCATGTGAAGGACGGCAAGGTCGTTGAATATTGGCCTCGCCAGCACCCGGAAGCCTCCTCAATCGTCGAGCAACTCCGCGAGTTCGTTGAGGGGCTGAAGGAGGATGTCCCGAAGGCTGCGCCTGCCGAGCTGCCGGTCTGCGTCAACGACGAGCTGTGCACCCTATACCCCGTCACCGACTACCATTTCGGGATGCAGGCGCACGCCAGCGACAGCGACGCCGTCGGAGCGGACTGGAACCTCGAAATCGCCGAAGAGACGCTGGTTCGGGCCATCACGTACCTGTCGGCCAAGTCGAACAGTGGAACGGCGATCCTGGCTCTGATGGGCGATCTGCTCCACTTCGACGGCCCGGACCCCGTGACGCCGACGCACCGACACCCGCTCGACGCGGATGGTCGCCAGCGCCGTGTTGTCCGCACCGTCGTTCGGGCGCTTCGCCGGGTCGTCCAGATCCTGTTGGAGAAGCACGGGAAGGTCCGAATTGTCGTCATCGAAGGCAACCACGACCTGAGCAGCACGCCTTGGCTCCGCGAGATCCTGCTGACGCACTACGAGGCCGAGCCCCGCGTCGACATTCTCGACTGCGACCTGCCGTATCAGGCCATCGCGTTCGGCGTGAACTTCCTCGGCTTCAGCCACGGCCACAAGCGGAAGAAGGAAAGCCTGCCCATGCTGTTCGCGGCCATGTTCCGCGAACTCTGGGGGAGGACCAAAGTCGGCCACATCCACACCGGCCACTATCACAGCGGTGACGAGAAGGATCACCCGGGCATCCGGACCGTCCAGCACCGGACGCTGGCGGCGCCGGATAGCCACTCGACGCGCGGAGGCTGGTTCTCGGAGCGGGAAATGGCGGCCTTCCACTACCACGCGCAGTTCGGGCCGCGCGGCCGTGACGTCGTCACGCCTGAGATGGTGATGGACGATGCGAACCGGCTCGGAATCCCGACGCCGACCGATCAACCGACCAACAAGCTCGGCCTGTTCGCCGCATGACCGAGGCGCAGTTCTCGGCACTGACTGCCCGCGTCCTCGCCACCCCGGACGGCAAGGATTGGCTGGCCGAGCTAGACCGTCGCAGCGGCGTCGAGCTGACCTTTCACGTCGCGAACTGGCGCGATCGCATCCGTCGCGAACGTGAGCGCTGGAAGACCGGAGAGCTTACCCCATGACCGCCGACGAGCTGACCGCCTTCCAAGACACGGCCAGAATGAAGCAACTCTACTGGCACGCCGAGCGCCGGGAATACGTCCGGCAAGCGGCCGACATCCTGCCGGGACTGTCGCCGTGGCCGGTGAGAAAGCCCAACGCGTGGAAGTCGAAACCCGCGCCCGGGACGATCGACGACGAAGCCGCCGACTGATCGGCTGAACCCAAGGGACATCGTTATGCAACCGACACCGGACGTTATCGCGGCCGCGCAGGCGGCTGCGCGCAAATGGGGCGTGCCCGCATCGGTCACGCTGGCCCAATGGGCTGACGAAAGCGCATGGGGCAAAGATGTCCCGGAGGGGAGCGACAACCCCTTCGGCATCAAGGCGGCGCCCGGCCAGCCATTCGTCACCGCTGCCACGACTGAGGTCGAAGGCGGAAAGGTCGTCCACGTCGAGGCGCGCTTCCGCAAGTTCGCCTCCATCGACGCGGCCTTCGACGCCCACGGTGAACTCCTGGCGACCGATCCCCGCTACCGGCCAGCGATGGCTGAGGCGGCGAGCCCGGAAGCCTTCGCCCGGATGCTGACCGGCCGATACGCCACCGACCCGGCCTACGGCGGCAAGCTCATCGCCATCATGAATGGCTCGAACCTCTACCGGTTCGACGTCACCTCGGCACCAGCGAGCGCCGCATGACCTTCGACCTCTTCAACAAGCTTCGCGCGCGGGTGTGGCCGCGCGCGGGCGCACGGGCCTCGGCTCCAGCTTCCCCCTCCCTGGAGCCGGGGTCCGTGCGCGAAGTCCCCGCACAGGCGCCCACACCGCCTATTCAGGCCCAAGGAGGGCCGCCCCCCATGAACGCCGCTCAACTTCTCACTTCCGCTTCGTCGGTCGTGCTCACCGTCCTGACCAAGGCCGGCGCCGCCCTCGAAGACGTCCAACTGGTCCAGGCCTTCGTCGTGAACGCCGTCCAGCTCGCCGAGCAGACCGGCAAGACCGGCGACGAGAAGCTCGCCGCCGTGCTGAACGCGACCGAGACCTACGTCAACAACGCCCTGCCGACCCTCAAGGCCGACTGGAGCTCGCTCGCCGTCCAGGTGCGCAACTTCGTCAACGGCGTCGTCTCCCTGTGGAACGCGCTCGGCGTGTTCGTGAAGGACGCCGAGTCGGCCGCGGCCGGCGCGATCAAGACCGCGGAGACCGCGCTCGCGGCCTGACGTCTGCCTCTGGCCGCCGTCGCGGGTTCGCTCGCGGCGGCGGCTGAGCTTCTCAAGTACCTGGGGGCGTTCCCATGAACCTGTCGCTGCGCCTGCTCTCGGCCTGCCGCCAGACCTACCTGATCGCGGGCGATGTTCCGGTCGCGCCCGTCGGCGGGATCGGTCCGGTGCCGCCGACAGCGGCCGTGGGCTGGTCGATGGCGCCGCAGGGCGTCGTCGCGGGCCTCTGCGCTCAGGACGCAGCCTTCGTCGGGTCCTTCGCCGAGGGAGTCGTGGTGGCGATCCGCGGCACGACCGCCAGCCCCGAGCCAGACCGTGACCGGTTCCTGATCGACTGGGCCGACGACTTCGCCGCGCCGCTGATCGTCGCTGAGGGGATGCCGGGCCGCGTGCACTGGGGCTTCCACCAGGCGGCCGCGCGCCTCTGGGCGAAGCTGCAGCCGCTGGTCGCCGCGACAATGGTGCCGAACTCGGCCAAGACCATCTACGTGACCGGCCATTCCAAGGGCGGCGCGCTGACGGCGCTCGTGGCTTGGCGGGCGGCTCAGGACTTCCCGCTGGCCAAGATCATCGTCAGAGCCTTCGCGCCGGCGAGGGTGGGGGATGGCGCTTTCGCCGCGGCCTACGGCGTCCGGATCGCCGACCACGTCCGCTATGAGTTCAGCGACGACGTGGTGCCGCATCTACCGGCCGATCCTGACCTGGCCGCAGCGATGGGCGCCCCGGAAGCTCTGGCCCACCTGCTGACCGAGGCAGACCTCGGTTACGGTTCCGTCGGGCGGCTGGGCTACATCCAGGCCGACGGCTCGATCATCGGCGAGTCGGACGGGCTCGAGCGTCTCCGCGCCGCCCAGCTGCTCGCGCGCCTGGCCGCGCCCAACGGCCTCGACTACGTCGCCCAGTGCCACAGCGTCGACGATGCGACCGCCGGATACGTTCGCGCGGCCTACCCGACCTGACAGAACCCCGAGCGGCCCGGGAGTGCTGGCCGCATCCTCTCCCTGACCCTTTCGCCCCCTTCACCTTCGGGTGGAGGGGGCTTTTTGTCGTTTCAGGACTATCGACTGCCGAACACGAGCGAGCCGACCGGGATCGTGGAGCTCTCTTGCGCGGCCTGCTGCTCGCGCCACGGGGCCGCTCCTGTCATACCGTTGAAGTGGTCGCGGTTGATCCGGGTCACGAGGTCCGCTGCGACCATATCGTTCGGCGCCGTGAAGACCGGCGAGCTGCAGGTCTTCCGATAGACGCACGGGCCGATGTTCGTCAGCGGGAAGTCGGCGAGGGTCAGGGGGCCAAACGGGTCCATTTCAGTCCTCCAGCGCTTTGTCGATCACAGCGATGTGCAGATTTTCTGCGTAGGCGGTGGGGAAGCTCTGGCCCGGTCGAAACGCGAGCAACTGACGTTCGATCTCAGCCGTGATCCGCTCGCTCGGCTGCCGCATCGCTTGGAGCGCGGCGCGGGCGGCGATGTGGGAGATCGGTTCAATCCCGTTGGGCACGGCCGCTTCTATCGCCCGCGCCAAGCGCTCGACCATCTCGCTCATTGATCGTCCCTTTTTGGAGATTGTCGCATCGGGGCCGCAGGGTAGCGGGCCAACCCCGAACCGGCCGCGTCCGGTCCCTAAGGTGCAACCGGAACTATATCAGAAAACGCCGGATTCTCAACGCCGCCCTTGGGGCGTGTTCCGCGCCGCCGGGAAGTCAGGCCTCGTCTCGAACCGCCGGCCGCCACACCGCTCGCACGGCTTCTCGATGAACCGCGCCACGTCCCGGACGCCGGTCTCGGGTCCGCCGACGCCGCGCGCATGCAGTCGGGAGATCACCGCTTCGAGCTCGACCGTGCGCCAGTCCTGGCAGGCGACGCACCTGAACTCGACGCCCATGCCGGGGCCGAGGGAGCGGTAGTGGCTGAGGGCGATTCCCGGATTTGAGGGCGCTGAAGCCATTAGGGCGCGATTGAGGGCGGAAGGCTGAGCGGTTCGGAAAAGTCCAGCGATCGCAGATGGATAGCTGGTGGCGCTGGCGGCCCCGACAGGAACTAAACCCCCGTCCATGAATGGCTAAGGTTGGCGATCTTTCCCTTGCTGGCGTTGGGGTTCTGCGGACGAACCGGCGACGCGCGTCCATAGTTATCCACCACAAACCAGCGCACGCTTTTAGGGCGCGATTGAGGGCGCGAAGATTCGGCGGCAGGGTTTCCCCCGTCGGGAGGGCGTCATGGCGAGGACGATCAACAGGCTGAGCGCGCGCACGGTCGCGACCACGGTCGAGGCGGGGCGGTACGCGGACGGGCAGGGGCTTTACCTCTACGTCGACGCCACGGGCGCCAAGCGCTGGGTGTTCATCTTCCAATGGCGCAGCAAGCGGACGGAGATGGGGCTCGGGTCCGCCACGCTGCCGGGGGGCGTGAAGCTCACCGACGCCCGCGATCAGGCCGAGGCCGCCCGCAAGCTCGTCGGAGAAGGCAAGAACCCGATCGAGGAGCGCAAGCGCGCCAAGGGGCCGGAAGGCGGCCCCACCTTCGGCGACGTGGCCGACGAGCTGATCAAGTCGCTGCGACCCGGGTGGAAGAGCCCCAAGCACAGCGACCAGTGGGAGAAGACCTTCCACCCCACGGTGAAAGGGCCAGCCTACGCGGAGGCGCTGATGAAGGTGCCCGTCGCTCTGGTGTCGACGGACCACGTGCTGGAGGTGCTGAAGCCGCTCTGGCTGAAGAAGCCGGAGACCGCCGGGAAGGTGAGGGGGCGCATCGAGCGCGTGCTCGACGCCGCCAAGGTGAGGAACATGCGTTCCGGCGAGAACCCGGCCCGCTGGCGCGGCCACCTCGACCATCTGCTGCCGCGGCGCCCGAAGCTCGTTCGAGGCCATCAGCGGGCGATCCACTACGACCAGGCGCCGGGGTTCATGGTTGACCTGAAGGAGCGCAACGGCGCGGCGGCGCGCGCGCTGGAGTTCACCGTCCTGACGGTCGTGCGCGAAAGCGAGGCGCTCGGAGCGGTCCCGAAGGAGTTCGATCTCGACGCAGCGCTTTGGACGATCCCGGGCGCCCGGATGAAGGGGACGAACTCGCCAGATCACCGGGTGCCGCTGTCGCCGGCCGCCGTCCAGGTCGTGCGCGACATGCTCGCCGCGGGAGACATCGGCCCGGAGGACTACCTCTTCCCCGGCTTCAAGAAGGGCCGCCCTCTGTCCAACACGGCTATGGATGCGGTGCTCAAGCGGATGAAGGTCAACGCCACGCCGCACGGCTTCCGGGCGACCTTCAGGGATTGGGCGGGAGACAAGACCAGCTTCCCCCGGGAGATCGCGGAGGAAGCCCTGGCCCATGTCGTAGGTAGCGAGGTCGAGCGCGCCTATCGCCGGAGCGACGCCCTGGAAAAGCGCCGCAAGCTCATGGAGGCGTGGGCGCGGTATCTGGCGGCGGGATCGAGCGTGGTGGAGCTCAAGCGGCGGTCTTCTTGACCGGCGCGTACTGGCGCTCGAACCAAGCCATCAGCACGTCTGCCCGGATGACCGACCGACCGTGCAGCTTGCCCATCTCGAGTTCGCCCGCGTTGATCGCGTTGTAGATCGTGGCGCGGCTCAGCCCAACGGCCTCGGCCGCCTCGTTGATGCGGTAGGCGAGCTTGGTGGCGCTCATGTGCGGTTATCTCCTACCTGAGTAGAAGGGATTTGCTCGAGCAGGCCGAGGGCTACTTCCGCCACGGCTTCAGCGGCGTCTGCATAGGCCGGATAGGCGGCGGACCGGACGATAGGCGCAAGCTTGAGAAGCTCGCCCGCCACCGGCCTAAGCGCGTCCTCCAGAGCTGCGCAGCGCGCCTTCAGGGCGTCGAGAGCGTCGGCGGCTTTGCGCATCACGGCGGCATTTTCAGCGTATCCGCACGCCTCGACCATTTCCGCGTCGTCGCGAAGCTCAGCCGCCAGCTCTCCCGCTTCGTCGCGTGATGTGGAGTCAGTCATGCGTCACCTTGGGGAGGATTTTGGGGGTGTCGCGCCGTCCCGTGCGCCGCTTCGGAGCGGTCGTCTGTCTTTGCGGGTTCGGGCCAATCGGCCAGCACCTCGGCGGCCAGGGTGCGCGGGTCGTTGTGGCCGCGCGCGATCTGGCGCAGGGCGTCGAGGAGCTTGGGAAAGTCCGAGTTGCGCTTCGCCTCGAACCGCCACTGAGCCATGCGCCTGCGCGAGGCGGCGTCGTTCTCAGCGTCACGCTTCCGGGCCTGCTCCTTGCGGCGCTCGACGGCCTGTGGTGAGTGAACGCCGCACCACGTCGAGCCGTCAGCGAGCGTCACCTTCGCGGGCTTCCCGCACTGGTGCCAGCGAGTGATCCGTCCACGTTCGGCCGTCTCGCCCCAACACCGGCAACTGCGACGTTCGTCGTTCAGGTGAGTGAAGATTGTTGGCTCTGAGCTAGAATACCTAGCGCGCGTGTGCTTGTGCTCGGCGGTGAACGCCTCGGCAGTCGCTTTGTCCGTGGTCGGGTCGGGTTTGTTCATCTGCTCGCTAGCAAGGTCATAGAGGGACGGCGCGCGAACTATGCTCTCGCTCATCTCACCGATCTCCTATTGCAGGGGAGAGGGGAGGGGCGGGGAGAAGAAGTGGACGTCGCGCGTAGCAATATGGACACTTCCCGGCGTAGTCCTTGCAGTTCGGGCACTCTGACGCCTCTCCAGCGTCGGTGTCCGGCTCTTGCGGCTTCCCATCCCCTGAGGCTGAGGGGGCGGTGAGAACGGTCGAGCCGCCGTCCTTGAACGTGCGCCCCATATCGAAAGCGGCCGAGTTCAGGACGTTGCGGGCGTGCGGGTCGTTCATCTCGGCGGCTCTGGCGTGAAGCCATTCCACGCAGGCCTTGATGGCGTTGCGGCGACCGTGTTCGTACTGTTCTGATCTCATGGGCGGTCTCCGGTGAGGGCTTCGAGGTACCGAATGACGGCTGACGCGGCGCGCTCGCTCGACGTCGCTGAGGCGCCCGTGTGGCCGAAGACGATCTGGTAGATCGCCTCTTCGTGTTCGTCCCAAGCCTCCCCGATCTCCCCCCTAGCCTCGGATGAAAGCTCTTGAGGGTGGGAAGGATTGGGTTCGGTCGGGACAAGCCCTTCCCCGACAGACGGGGCCGGCGGTGGCGCCTCGGAAGTCGTCACGTCGCGTAGCGCTCTAATCAGGACGGGAAGACCGTTGATCGCGTCGACGATCAGCAGGCCGGCGTCTTCATATGGATCGACCCCGTCCCGGCGGCAGTCGTCGTAGTCGTAGTCACCGCAAGCACGGCTGAGGGCCACGATCGGGCCGTCTGCGTCCTCGCAGCGGATCATGCCCCAATCGTCAAGCGAGCGCCGGGGGCGATAGAGCCAGGGTCCTTGGGGCGCCTTCGCGAGACGCTCCTCCAGATGATCGACCCATGCTGCCACGTCGGCAGGCATCGGAGCCGCCGCCCGCTCCCCGTCTGTCGGGGAAGGCTTCATGCCGACCGAACCCAATTCCTTCTGCTCGTCCGTTAGCTGTACGGAGAGGCGGGAGAGGAGAGCGAGCAGATCGGATCGAAAGGCGGCGACCGCAGACAGGATGCCGGTCTGGTCGTACACGTCGGAAAAGTCCGCACCGTTTGCGTAGCGGGAAACCCGCGCAATCTCATCCCGCGTCATGCTCGGGCTCCTGTTCTTGGGTAAGGGCGCGGCCAGAGAAGAGCGCGTCGATGGCGCGGGCACGGGCAATCGCCCAGACGGGCGGGTTTCCGCCAAAGGTCGCGAAAGGATCAACGATGGCCCATGCGATCTCCTCCACACTCGGCCGCTGGGTGATGGCTTCGAGAAGGGTGGGGAGGGCGGATATGGTTTCAGCGATCAGTCTGGCGCGAAGGGTCGCTGTGCGGCGACACTTCTCTGAGCCGTCTTTTCGCGCATCGAGATCCGCGACACGGCGATCAAACCGACCGTCTCGCTCGCCGTCCGCACCAACCCACGCATAGCCGATCCACTTATCCGGTTCGTCCATCATCTCGTGATCGTGGACGCGCCATGGAAGCATATACATGCCGTCTTCCTGAACGCTCGACAGCAACCCCCGAAGCTTCAGGACAAGCCCCTCAAGTTCCTCACGCTGCATGGATCTGCTCCTCGGGAGGGAGGGCCATTTCAGCCTTGGCCTTCTCCGTCAGGGCCGCAATCGCCGCGCGGTGATGGGCGATGTGGGTCTCGATGATCGGCTTCGCGATTGACCAGGGGACGTTGTAGAGAGTGTGTCCTGTCCCCATCGGGACGCCGAGTTGAAGTCCGCCTTGGAGGCGGCCGAAGGCGTCCCTAATGTCCGGCACGCTGTGGCGACTCCTCGCCTCAACGACATCGGCCAAAAGCTTCTCGGCGGTCTCGACCTCGCGATAGGCCAAGGCAATGTCCATGGCGGTTTGCTTGCTGATGGTGGTCACGCTTGGCTCCGTTCTGCGCGTATCTGCGCTGCTATGGTTTCGACGGCTTCGACTGGATCAGCTCCAGCCAGGTGAGCGCGCATAAGCTCGGCGCAGACGTCGGGGGGATAGATGCCGAGGTCGGCGTACCATCCGTGATTGTCGTGCAGGTGCTGGTCCTCGTGGTCTCGGCGGCAGAGTCCGATGGCGCGAAAATCGCTCGGCTTCTCGGCGCCGCCGACCGGCCGCCAGCCAGTCTCTGGATAGGACCGGCGGATGTGGGCCGCGTCGGTGCGCTGGACCTGGGCGCCTCCTCGGATCGCGCACGCCAGGCACCGGCCGGCGCGGAGCCAGGACAGGAACGCCCCGTTGCGCTCGCGCGGCTTGCGGGCGTTCTTCTCGGCCGACTGCAGGGCCACGCGGGCGCGCGCCAAGCGATCAGCCTTCGACTCCTTCGCCGCGGTCTTCTTGGCGGTCCTGACCTTCTGCTGGGTCTCTCGGTCCAGGTGGCGCATGAAGCTCATGCCGCCCTCGCTTCGGCGTCTTCAGCCTCCAGCGCCTCCAGCGCGAGCCGCGCGCCGAGGCGAACGCACTCGATCCTCTGGATGGCCGAGAATGACCACTTCTCGTCAGGCCCAGCCTCTAGGCCGAGCGTGTGGTAGGTCATCTCGCCGATGGCGTCGTTGCCAGCTTCGTCGATCCAGCGCTCGATCTCCTCGCGGATCTCGCGCCGGCCGGAGCCGCCGTAGACGGCCTCGACCGGCAGGTGGTCGGCGAACTCCCGGCGCAGCTTGTCCCAAAACTCGTACCCGTCCTCGGGGACAGTCGTGGTGATCCGCTCGTAGGGCCAGTAATCGGATTTCCGAGTGCTCTCGTGGAGCTCAAGCTTCGGCTGCTCCCTGACCCAGTCGTCATACCAGTCCGGCCATTCACCCGGATTTTGCCAAGCGTAGACGTCTGGCTTCCACGCCCGCCAGCGGCGACGGTCGTCTCGGAGTCCGCGCACGGTCCTGACGGCTCCTTCGTTGGCGGTGTCGATCAGCCACTCGACGGTGCCGTCCTTGTCGATGACCTGACGCAGGTTCGACTTCCCGAGCAGGTAGTCGATGTCGCTTCCGGCCGCCCACTTCAGGCCGGCCTTCAGTTCCCAGAGCGCTTGGCAATGGGTGAGGATCATCTCGCCGCAGTCGCCGGCCAGGGCCAGCGACCCGGGCGTCCAGGTCAGGGAAAAGGCGTAGACCGACCCCTTTCCCGGCGTGCGGAAGTCGAACGAGCGCGAGCGCCGTGGGGTGCAGACGTGCTGGGCGATGTTCTCGGCCGCGCGGGCGAGGTCCTGTTGCTTTTGCGGATCGCGCGGTCGGCGATGTTTTCCGAACCCGATCATGCCGCAGCCCTCTCGGCTTGGCGCTCGATCTCGGCGACGGGGGCGCCGATCATGTCGGCCACGATCGCCAGCACGGCCTCTTTACTGCGCTGGAACTCCGCCCGCCCCATGGCTCGATAATTCTGCGACTTGGGCGTCAGCCGCACGACCGCGCAGCCGTCGACCGAGATGACCGCGAACTCGTCGATCGGGCGCATAAAGGCGGCTAGCCGGATCGCCTCAGCCTTGGAGCTGGCGACGAAGGTCTGCTGGTCGTGGAAGCCGGCCTTGACGAGCGCCTTCTTGCGGAGCGCCTCGGCGGTCGGGAACTCCTGCGCCAGGTCCTCTGGCAGGTTCTTCCACGCCTCGTTGATGGTCGCGAAGTAGTGCCGGTGGGTGTTGTCCGAGCGCTCTGGGTGCTCTTCGACCATGTGGACGGCGCCGATGACGAATTGCTCGTCGGCCAGTCGGCCCCAGTAGGGGGAAGCGGGGCGCAGGGCCTCGCCGTCCCACGTCATGCGGATCGGCTTCACGCTGCCTCCTCCGCTTCCTTGGTCGCCTCGGCTTCCGCCTGCTGGAGCTTCGCGGCGAGCACCTCCAGCCGCTTCTTGACCTCCAGCGCCTCGCCGGGCGCGCGCGCCCAGAACTCGCGGAGGGGCTGGGTGTTGGCCTCCATGAACCAGCGGGCCTGAGCGAGGCTGGTGAAGCCTTCGGCGGTGGCGAGGATGCGATCGGCCAGCTTGCCGAGCGGGACCGACTCCAGCGCCTCGTTCGGCAGAAACTGGAACAGGACGGTGTTGGCCCCGCCGATCTTCTCCAGCCGAGTGGCGGCGTTGTGCTCGCCGATCATCTGGGAAGGCGTCAGGTCTTCGATGTCGAGCGCGCGGGCGCGGTCGAGTTCGGAGCCCTCGTAGAGGCTCGAGAGGTCTTCGGGGAACGCCTTGCGGAGCGCCTGGGCCTCGGCCGTCTTCGCCAGCATGAGGCGCGGCATTCGGAACCAGTTTCCCGACCGGTCGAGCATCATGCGGCCGGTCTTCCGGCGCTTGCCCGTCTCCGGGTCCTCCGCCCACTCCTCGGTGATGGGCGCGAACTCGCCCCAGTAGGAGACGCCGACGACGGTGCGCCATTCGGAGCCGCCCTCGTCGCGCATGAAAATCTTGACCTTGGCCTTCACGAGGCCGAGCGGGTTGGTCTCGCTCTTCTCCTCGGGGTCGTATTCGAACTGCGGCTCGTCGTCGTCGGGCCGGTAGCGGAGGCTCCGCGCCGCAGTCACGCGGAGGCCGTCGATCGTGGTGACGATCGCCATGCGCCGCTTCTCGGGCTGCTTCTTGTTGAAGACCAGCGCGCTGACCTGCTTGCGGAACGGGTCAAGGCCGGTGTGCCTGGCGACCGTCACGAACAGGTCGAACTCAGCCTCGTTGCAGTCGGCGGCGACCGTCTTGCGGATCAGCGAGAGCTGGGCGCCGGAGTAGACGGAAGAGGGGCGGACGGGGACGATGGCGTTCATCACTTCACCCTTATGTTGATGGACGGGGCGGCGTTGCTCAGGCACGCGCCGGGGATCTCGGGGGGCAGCGCAGCGATGGCGGCCTCGCGCTCTTCCGCCGGAAGGTCGGAGACCTCAGCCACGGCCTTGGCGCGCTCCTTCAGCGCCGCGAGCAGCGCCTTCTTGTCGAGCACCGGCGGCGCCGCGTTGAAGAAGCGGGCCGGGATGTCCGCCTCGGTCTGGACCTCGACCTTGGGCTGGCGGGCGGCGAGGCTGACCGTGGCCGTCGGCCGCTCGATCTTCTCCTCGATCTCCGCGATCATCAGCGCTTGTTCGATCAGGGTCCGGTGCGTCTCGATCGTCTTGGCGTAGCGGGCCTTGCGGGACTCCAGGCCGGCGATCACCGCGGCTAGCCCTTCGGTCATCACCTGAGCGTTGCGGATCCGCTCCAGCATCAGGTCGATGGCCTCGTAGAGGCTGGTCTCGCCCTCGATCGAGCTCTCGACGATCTCCTCGTCGTCGGCCGCGCCCATCTTCGCCAGGCTGTCCTTCAGGCTGGCGACGGCGCGGGCCTCCTTGATCGGGTCGAGGAAGAACGCGGGCTTGCTGGCTGGCTTGCTCACGACTGCGCCCCCCGCTCGCGCCGGCGCTCGTAAGCCGCGCCGATGATGGCGATCTGCTGGGCTTCAAAGACTCGGGCCATGACCTCGGCCTTGGAGGCTCCGTCGTCCTGGCGGCGGAGGACGTGGCCCAAGAGGTTGTCGATCCGGTCCAGGGCCTGGGTGGCGCTCATGGGCTCGGGTCTGGCGGGCGGGGCGGCGCGGCAGTTCATATGTGCGCTCCGCAGAGACGTGCGATGCAGAAGATCACGCCAGCCAAGCAGCCGATCCCGAACAGGAACGTTTCCGCTGCGTCTTTGCTCTTCGGCGTCAGGCGCCCGGTCACGAGGTCGTGCACGAACAGCGCCCCGAAGACGCCCCACACGAACACGCCGGTGATGTCCCAGGCGCTCATCGCGTCCACCCATCGCTGAGGGCCACGGCAGCGCCGACCAGCAGGGTCGTGACACCGGAGGCGACGAACCCGGCGCCGACGCCGAGGGCGGCCAGCCCGACCAGGGTGCCGACCACGACCGCAACCGGCGTCCGCCAGGTCTTCCGCTCGACCCGTCTCGGGAAAGCGGTCATCGACAGGTAAGCCGCCGGTATCTGCTTGGGGTCGACGGGCTTGCAGTCGTAAGGGCGCTTGCCTTGGGCTTCGTTGCGCTGGGCTGCTGAGGAGATCAGCTTCCGGAGCGCAGGCTTCGGGGCTGGCGCGGCCGGGACGAGCTTGAGATGGGCGCGGGGAAGGGTGTGGGCGCTCATTGCGGAGCCCCCGCGAGGCCGCAGTAGCCCTGGAACTCGTTGCGCCGCGCCGCTTCGACCGCGTTCTTGGCGGTCAGCAGGTCGCAGTCGTGCTTGACCCGGTAGTCCTTGATGGCCTGGATCAGGTCGCCCGACTGCTCGGGAATGCGGCGCCACGCCATGCACTCGGAGCCGAGGCAGCGGGCATGGTGCGGGTTTGGGAAGTCCTCAGCGCGGTTCGCGGCGATGAACTGGATGCCGCTTCCGGTTTCGAAGTCCTCGCCGATAGCGACGCGCGCCTGCGGACACCACTTCGTCTTCGCTTCAGCTTCAGTCACAGCGAAGCTCCTTCAGGTTGGGTGGAGGGGGCGGACCCGTGAGCCGCCGCAGCGCCGCGGAAGTCGCCAACGGTCAGGAACCAGGCGTGCTTTCCGGGCGTCCAGCGGACGGCGCTGGTTTCGTCGAGCCAGTGGCTCGGGATCTCGGCACCGGCGCGGGCGAACGGCTTGATGGCGGCGCGGAGCTGATCGCGCTCGGCGGTCGTCGCCGCCAGTTGCGCCTCAAGCTCTCCGATGCGGGCGAGGGCGCTTTCGCCCTTCGGTCCGCTCGTGACCTCGCGCCAAGTCGAGCACCCGCCCGGACGTTGAAGCGCAGGGCCGCACATGCACTCGGCCCCTTTGATGCAGAAGCCGCTCACGCTGCGATCTCCCGCATGGCCGCAGAGTGAGCGGCGTGGTGTTCAAGACGGGCGGCTTCAACGCGGAGGTCCAAGGCTCGGTCGTAGGCGCGCTCCTCGGCTCTGATCGTGGCGCTGAGCCCGATTTCGACGAGCCGCGCCTCGTCCCAAGCCCCCGACTTCCTCAGGTGCTCAAGCTTTCCTGTGAGGCGTGCTGCGATGTCTCCCAGACGATCAGCAACGGAGTCGTGGGCGGCGGCGCGGAGCCGGAGTTCGCGGGCCGACATCAGGCAGCCCTCCGCGCAGGCAGCAGGTCCATATCGTCGATGAGGCTCAGCAGCTCGTCGGCGAGGCGTTCGGGGCGGTAGTCGCGCCGGATCTCGTCGGGGAGGCGGGCGAGGCTCGCGCCCGACACGCCTGGGTCCTTCCAGACCGTGCACCAGTCCGTCGACTTCACGCGCTGGATGAGCGGCATGAGCGCCGCCACGCCATCAGCCGGACGCCCAGCCTTCAGCCAGCGCGCAGCCGCGCCGCCGAGCGTAGAGGCCCAGTCAATCGGAACGCGGCTCGGCTTGCCGTCCTCGTCGCGGGTGTAGAGGTCGTCGTTCTCGACCTCCTCGGCCGCCTCCACCAGTTCGGAGAGGCGCACCGGGCTGCTCGCGGCGTCCTTGCCGCAACAGTCGAGGTTCCAAATGTCGCCGCCGAGCCAAGTCGCGTTGCAGAACTCGCAGCGGACATCCTCGACCAGCTTCGACTCCACGTCGAACTGGCGGAGCGTGGCGGACTGCAGGGCGTCCAGAAGCTCGGCGAACTCCGCCTGAGCTTCCTCGGCCTGCTCCCGCGTCATGATCTGCGAGCCGCGCTTCGGGGCGCCGACCGAGACGGTGAACTGCGGATAGGTGTCGATGATCTTGCGAGCCATGGCTCAGGCCCTCCCGTAGGTGTTGGCGACGCAGTTGCGGGCGATGGCGAGGGCGTCGTCCTTGCGGGTGATGCGCTCGGCGACGGTGCGCCAGCAGTTCCCGGCCGTGCGGCGGCTCACCCGCCAGCGCTTGCTGGGGCCGCGCACCACGCGAATGTCGCCCATGAAGTCGTCCGCGTAGGTGTCGCGGTCGGTGATGATGAGGCGGATGGGGCGCATCACAGGGCCTCCAGGGCCGCGCTACGACCGCCCACGTGGTAGGCTTCCCGCACGCGCTCCATACGCTGCTCGGCCAACTGCTCCTCGGTGAAGCGCTGGCGGATCGGCTCGCCCCGGGTGGCGGCGCGCCAGTCGCGCCGGTCCATGCCGTTGGTCTCGCCCTCGGCGACCCGCTGGACGTTGCCGCCCTTCGCGAGGAAGGCGGCAACCAGATCGGTGTCGTTGCGTTTGCCGCCCATCGCTCAGCCCTCCACCGGAAGGTTGGCGACCGCCCGCTTCAGATGCTCGACGAGCTTCTCAGCCTCGCGGAGAGCGATCTGGGCCTCAGTGCGGACCATGTGGGGCGTGCGGGCCAGCGTGTTGCGCTCGTATCCGAGCGCGCGCTTCAGGTTGGCGCCCATCAGGTCATAGGTCTGATCTGCCGAGGCGAGCGCGAAGATCAGGGCGCGGGCGCGCTGGGTGGCGTCGGCCGGCGCAGCGACCGCGGCGGGCGCAGGCTGCGGCGTGTGGTGGGCAAAGGGTTCTGCGTACATGGCTCAGGCCTCCCCGCGAGCTTTGGCGAGGGCAGCGCGGGCTTGCGTGAAGCACTCCACGGCGGTCGCGTTGGAGTTGCCGTACTTCAGCTCAGCGAGAGCCAGCGTGTCGGCCAGGGACTCGTAGAGGTCCGGCGCCGCGGCGAAGAGGTGCGCGTTGGCCAGCGCCTCAGCGGTGGTGGGACGCGAGAACGCGTTGAACCGGGTGATAGAGCGCCGGCTGCGAGCGGCTTGGGAAATCCCACCCGGCAGATTGTTGGGGTGGCTGAAGTCGACCTTCCAGGGTCCCGGCGTCCACTTCGTCTCTGCGGAATTGACCATTTCGTCCTCCCGTTCGGAGCGTCGCCGCTCCGTCGATGGAAGGAAGTTCGCACAGTGCGAACAGCTTGGCAATGGGAAAGTTCGCGTTCTGCGAACGGCTGGCGCGAGGCAATAAAAAAGCCCCGGCGAAGCGGGGCTCTTAAGCGTCAGGAGTGAGTGTCTATTAGGCGGCCTGGTTGTCCCCGTCGCGCACGATGACCTTGCGCGCTTGAGCTGGCGGGACGATGGCGGTCACGAGCGCCGCCCATCGGATCTCCACGTCCTCCAGCGTCGGCCCGACGATCGATTCCAGATCGTAGACGCCGGGGTGTGAACCCTTCAGGAGCCGCTTCACCAGAACCTTGCCGTCGCGGGTCTCGACCACGACGACGTGCCCCAGCATGTCGCGGGTCGGCTTGGAGTGCTGCTCCTCGAAATAGATGAGGGCGCCGTCGTCGGCGAAGCCTTTCATAGAGTGTCCCCTTACGCCCAAGGCGCTCGCTGCCTCTGTTCCTCCTGGCGGTATGGGGGCCAGTTCTCCCGTTCCCTGCCCGTTGGCGAACAGGACTGAGCCCTCAGTGTCGGCTCCGACGTAGCCGACTACGGGGACGAGGCGCTCGGCTTTATTCTCCGTCGGGCTCTGGCCGAGGAGCTGCGCTACCGAGATGTCCAGCGCGCCGGCAAGGCCCTCGACGAGGTCCTGATTGTACCGACGCTCGCCGCGCTCGAGATCGCTGACGTATCCCTTTGACGTGCCGATCCGCTCGGCGAGCTGCTCTTGGGACAGTCCGCGGCTCAGGCGCCACTCGCGCAGGTGCCAACCGCTTTTCGGCAAAGCTTTCGGGGTCATGTTCGCAATCTGCATTGCGTGAACGCGTGCGTCGTCACGCGGGTTGCGAACTTCCTGTTGATTTGAAGTTCGCACTGTGCGAACGTCTCGCTATGGACACCGCCAACACAGAGCAACCGGCCATCTCCGCCCAGGCGCTCCGCGACCGGCTGAACCTCAGCAAGGGATATGCGAGCGACCTGGCCAGCGGCAAGCGCAAGCCGTCGCTGGCCCTGGCGGTTCGCATTGAGCGCGAGCTTGGAATTCCCGTCGCTCATTGGGTGAAGGACGCCAGCAAATGTGCGGCCTGATGCGCGACGCTCAGGCTCCGCATTCCCCGCACGCCGCGCAGCGCGCCCGCATCCAAGCGATGTTTGGGTTGCCCAGGTTGGGCCTTTGTCTGGCTTGTGCGCGGACAAACCGCATCGTCTGTCTCAAACAACTCGCTGGGTCGTCCGTCTGTCTTACAGCGTCGACCGTAAAGAACTCCGACGTACTCACGTCGCCCCCGCCCACCTCGTCGAGCAGCGACGAAACCAACTCCGCAGCCACTATTAAGCTCCCCTACACGGGGAAAATTAATCCTACCGCGGTGGTGGGAGTCCAGTCGGATTCTTACAATTTCGTAAAAAATCGTCGTTCTTTCTGCAACTTGTATGGATTCGGCAAGGTCAAAGGCCGGACATCCCATCTCGCGAATTCCTCACCGAACCGGACGGTACGTTCAGCGAATGCCTGCGGGTGCTCCAAATGAGCCCCCTGCACGTCGCTGAGTTCCTGGTTGTGTGGACGTTCGGGCCCGTCCCGCTCGCCCTGAAGATCTGCCGTAGGCTGAAGGACCCGCATCCGAGCTGGTCGCATTCCTTTGCGGGGATCGGCTGATGGGCCAGTTCCTCGCCCTCCTGCTCGACGCCGCGTTGCTCGGCCTGTTGGTCTGGGTGGCGTGGACCGTGCTCAAGGTCGGAGCCGTCGGGCTCGGCCTGTTCGTCTGCTGTGTCTTCGGTCGCAGGATCGGGGGTGCCCGATGAGCGCGGGCGGCTTGATGTTGACCTATGGTCAGGAGCGCTCGGTCCTCCGCTTGTTGCGCGAGTTCCCGCTTGAGCACCTGACGCCGGTCCAGATCGAACTGCTGGACCTTCTCTGGCAGCGGGAATGCGCCCGCGCCGCTCTGAACGCGCAGTCCGACCGTCATCGTGACACCTGCAAGATCTGCCTTGGTTTCGAACCAGGGGGCGCCGCCTGATGCGCCTCGCGACCTCACCCCATTCGCCGGCCTTCCTCCCCCTGGGGCTGGCGACCGCGCGCGCCGCTGCCTCCCGTCCTCCCGGCGGCGCGCGCTCCCCCATTCTCCGTTCAGCTTCGCGCCGCCGACCGGCCACGCTGAACGGCGAAGTGGCCGACGCTGGGATTAAGGGAACCAGCGTCGGCCGCAACTCTTCGACGTCTCATCGCTGCCGAGTGGAGGCTCAGCAAAGCCGCCACGTCGTCCAGCGTCTCGGCGCTCCGGGCCAGCTGCAACCAGCCCCGAGCCTCTTCAGTACCCGTAAGAAACACCACTTCCGACATCTGCGGCCCCTCCAGGTCCGGTCTGCCTACAGGTCCAGAACATGACCGAGGCAAACATGGCTGTCCCTCTGGGAAATCGTGCTTTTTCCACGACCAATTGCTCAACCTCCACGAATAATCGCTCGACGCGCGAAGCCCTCGCCTGCTGGGCGAGAACGGAGTTCCGCAGCCAGAAGGAACTGGCCCGGACCTTCGACCTGACCGTGGTGCAGGCCCGCTCCGTCTTCGAAGGCGCGGCGACCGGCAGCACCATCGACCTGATTTGGCGTCACCCCAATGGCGGCCCTCGCGTCGCCGTCACCGTGCTCCGCGCGGTCATGGGCGGCGCCCTCGACCAATTCATCCAGACCGAACTTGAGGAGATCGCTCATGCCCAACGCCGGGTGGAGGAACGCAGGAGCAACGCCAAAGCGCTTTGGGCGCGGGCCTTTGCTGCCGGTCCTCGCGCCGATGGCGGGGCTGGGTTGGGTGATCCGGAACCTCGGGGAAATTGGCGTCGCGGCCGGATCTCTTCTTGAGAACTCGGCCCTGCGGATTCTCGAACGGGCTGGCCGCTCCAAGAGCGCCAAGTCCTTCGGCCGCTCCAAACGTCAAAACGGCGTCTGAACAAGAGGTTAGCCGACAGGTCGAGAGTCCATCCGACCTGAAAGCGTAGGGATCCGCCGCCTCCCTCAAAGAGCGGCCTGAGAGGGACAAACATGACCGAACACGCTGAACAATTCGCCGCTCATCCGGACGTTCTGACGCAGCAGGCGCAAGGGCGCCTGAAGTCGTTCTTTGAGCGCATCGAGCGCCTTGAAGAAGACAAGGAGGCCATCGCCAACGACCTGAAGGAAGTGTTCGCTGAGGCCAAGGGAGAGGGCTTTCAAACCAAGATCATGCGCAAGATCCTGAAGCTGCGGAAGGTCAGCAAGGCTGCGCGTCAGGAAGAAGAAGCGCTGATCGACCTGTACCTCTCTTCGCTGGGTGAGCTGTGATGCGGGGGTTCGTCAACGTCAATATCCGGGTCGACGAGGTTCTCGACGAGATGTCGGACCAAGAACTGATCGACGAGCTGAAAGAGCGCCGGGTGGACTTCACGTCGGCTGCGCTCGAAAGCCTTCGAAAGGCCGATCTGGAGACGCTGAAGGAGGCGGTCAACGAGGGAGATGTCGCGACGGTGTTCGACCTCCTGAAGGTCGCCCTCAACCCCGGCCATGCCCTCGATCAGGCCAAGCGTATCTCGCTCATGCAGCGCGACCCCTCGACCGGGAGGCCCGTCATCCAATGACCAGCGAACTTCCTCAGACCTTCGGCGCCCTGAACGTCACCCGCTACGGCGAGGGCAACAACCTCTGCTTCACGGTTCACTCCGGCGGCGTGGTCGTCCTGACGTGCCGGGGCTTCGTCCTCCCCGAGTACCGCGAGCGGGCCATCCAGACCCATCTGCGCCGCCTCCGCGGCGAGCCCCCGATCCTGAGCGAGAGCAAGAGCATCAACGAGGCCACGCGGGCGATCCTGAGCCTGTGGGGCGCGGTGGCTCAACCTGAGATGAGGAGTGCTGCGTGATGCCGATCCAACTCAAGCTGATGCTGACCTTTTCGCTCGTCGCACTGGCGATCACGCCGTTCGGTATCGCGACGATCGGGGTTGAACCGATCCAGACCATCCTGAAGGTCGCTGCTGTCTCATCGCTCGCCGCCGCGATGGCTTCGCTCCTATCGTTGATCTGGACGGCGGGAATCGGCCGATGAACCGCCCCCGCAAGGCCCACACGCGCCGGTCCATCCTCCGCGACCTGGTCGGCGATGCGCTGGTCTGGGTCGGAATCGTCAAGCCAACCTTGGCGCAAGTCGACATCGAGTACCGCCGCCTCCTGCAAGAGCGGGCACGATTCCGCTCGGCCCACTCCAAGGGGGCTCGGAAGGCGCAGGCTGATCTGGAAGCCCGCGTCCTCGGTCATCTCCAGAGGGGGCGCGCTCATGTGTGACTTCGCTCCCGGTGATGTCGTTGTGTGCGTGGATGACGGCCCAGCCCCATGGGGAACACCGTGTCCCCTGCAGAAGGGGTCTTGTTACACGGTAAGTCTGGTGAGCCCCACGCCAGATGTCGACGGTGACTACAACGTGGATGTTTCGGAGTGTCCGACACCCGGCGTCGGCAAGCCTTGCTTGGGGCGGCGATACGTCAAGAGCTATTACCGCTCGACACGCTTCCGCCGCGTCTACCGCCCTGACGGCTCGCTGATCTCCAAGCTGCTGGAACCTGTCGACCTGGGGGTGCGCGCATGAGCGCCCCCCAACATCAGCGCGGCGTCCCGCTCTCTCCCGAGACCGAAGCCGTCATCCTGCAGATGTACGCGGACAAGGCCCCGCGTCGGGAGATCATGGACGCGACCGGCGTCGGCAAGTCCACGGTGTCCGACGTCCTGAACCGCAACGGCATAGAGCTTCGCGCCCCGAAGACCCGGCTCTCCCCCGAGAAGGAGGCCGAGGTCGTCAAGCTCTACAAGGAGGGCAAGGAGCGCAAAGTCATCGTGGCTCTCACGTCCGTCCCGAACTCGACGATCACCTGGGTCCTGAAGCGCGCAGGCATCGACCGGACGCACAAGCGCCGGTCCAGTGTCCCCAGCGAACGCACCCTTCAGGTCAAGGCCATGTGGTTCGCGGGCAAGTCCCAGACGGAGATCGCCGAGAAGCTGGACACGACCCCGGCCGCCGTCGCGGGGATCATCTTCCGCAACAAGTGGAAGCGCGACGAAGCCTACAACGTCGTCAACTCCCTCCGCGCCAGCCGTGAGAACGGCGCCCGCATGGGGGCGATCAATTTGGAGCGCGGGCGAGCCTCCGGTCGAGTCCCGAAGCTCCGTCTGGTCTCCGACAACCCCAAACCCAAGCTCCCCAAACACCCCGGATGGGCCGGCGCTCCCCGCGTCCGCGGCGTCACCATGACCCCGCGCAAGCTCGGGTTCATCCGCCGCTTTCTGGAAGCCAACTGGCGGCTCGACGAGGTCGCGCACCTGTTCGACGTCTCCGCCGACGCGATCACTGAAGCTCTGAGGGAGGCTGCCTAAATGCGCCTGCTCGTCATCGACAATATCGGCACCACTCACGCCATGCTGTTCGTGCTGCGGGCGGCAGGCTTCAACATCGAGGACACCGATCTCGGCGAAGAGGGGGTCGATCTCGCCAAGCGGTTCGACTTCGACGCGGTCTTGGTCGGCGGGGGGCTTCTGGACATCTCCGGCCTGGACGTGCTGCGGCGCATCCGAGCGGCGAAGGTCTCAGCCCCGGTCCTCATCATTTCCGACGACCAGAGCACCGAGACGCGGGTCGCGGCCTACGACTCCGGCGCTGACGACTACCTGCCGAAGCCGATCCACAAGGACGAGCTCGTCGCCCGGGTCCGCGCCGTTATCCGACGCTCTAGGGGCCACGCGGAGGCCGTAATCAACGCTGGACCGATCAAGGTCTTGCTCGACCAGAAGCGCGTCGAGGTGGGCGGCGAGCGCATCAACCTGACCGGCCGCGAGTATCAACTGCTCGAACTTCTGGCTCTTCGGAAGGGCTCGACCCTCTCGAAGGACGCCATCCTGACCCAGCTTTACGGCGGCATGGACGAGCCTGAGAGCGGCAAGATCATCGAGGTCTTTGTCTGCAAGGTCCGCGCCAAGCTCCGCAAAGCCAACGCCGACGGCCACATCCAAAACGTCTGGGGCCGCGGATACGTGCTGCAGGAGGTCTCGGCTCCGGTCTGGCGGCCGACGGCGAAGGTTGCGGCTGAGCGGCAGGAGGCGGCCTAGTGCTCCGGCTCCTCGACCTCTTCTCTGGGATCGGGGGCTTCAGCCTCGGCCTCGAGCGCACCGGCGGATTCAAGACCGTCGCCTTCTGCGAGATCGAACCCTACGCGCGGGCGGTGCTCCGCAAACACTGGCCGGAGGTGCCGTGCTTCGATGACGTGCGAACCCTCACCGCCGATCGCCTGGCCGCAGATGGAATTGCCGTTGACGCCATCTGCGGAGGCTTCCCGTGCCAAGACCTCTCGAGCGCGGGCGAGAAAGCCGGAATTGATGGCGAGCGCAGCGGCCTATGGCGCGAGTACGCCCGACTTATTGGCGAGCTTCGACCTGCCGTCGTCATCGTGGAGAACGTCGCAGACCTGCTTCGCGGACCCGAGGAGCAACCAGGCGCTTGGTTTGGCCGAGTTCTCGCAGACCTGGCCGCGATCGGGTTTGATGCGGAGTGGCATTGCATACCGGCTGCCTCCGTTGACGCCCCACATATCCGGGACCGGGTATGGCTGGTTGCCTACCCCAACAGCGGACGCATGTGTGGCGTCGGCGCCGTCGCCGTCGATGGCCGAGCGCTTCCGGAGGAAGGGGTCAAGCGGTTCTTTCATCGAAGCGGTCGCGGCGAAGGTGCTTTGGCCAACGCCGACGGCCTCTCGTTGGTCGGGACTGCAATCGCACGGCAGGAACGCGCTCCTTGGGCTCCTGAACCCGCGCTGGATCGAGTGGTTGATGGGGTTCCCCGCCGAGTGGTGCAGCCTCAACTGCGAGCCCTCGGAAACGCCGTCGTCCCCCAGGTCCCCGAACTGATCGGCCGCGCGATCCTCGCCGCGAGGGCTGCATGACCACCTTCACCGTCGAGCCCACCGGCCGTGACGACGAATGGGAATGGCAGGTCTCCAGAGACGGCGTTCTGATCGGCCTCCACATCACCCAAGAGCGCGCCCAGGCCTTCGCCGACCGCGGCGGAGAGCCTGAGCCTGTCCGGGTCGAAGAGCCTGCTGACGATCAACTCGACATGTTCTGGAGGGCCGCATGAGCGCGCCGAAGCTTTTCCGTGGCAGCGTCGTGCGCCTGACGCGCCGCGGCCGCGCCAAGACCCGCGCCGAGATCCTGCAAGCTCGGATAGAAGCTGACACCGAGGCCGCAGTCTCCGCCCTGTTGGAGACCCAGCCGGATCAACACCGGGCCGCCGTCCTGCGCGCCGCCCACAAGGTCGTCACCCGCCAGCTCGCCAAGATCGAGGGACCGTACACGACCGCGAGTCTCCTCGGCGCCGAAGCCTACCGGCTGTGTCCGCCTGAGCCTCGGTCAACTGCAGTCGCTCAAGGGGAGGCGGTCTTTGCGGTGCTGACCAAGCGGGCGGGAGGGGCGGCATGAGCAAGCTCACCAAGCCGCAGATTAAGGCTCACGAGGAGGCGTGCGAGCTTCTGAAGAAGGATCGACTAACCGAGGACGACCGCTGGTTCGTGCTGGAGAACTGGCAGGAGTCCGCGCGTCATGTGAACTCGGCCGCCGGCGCCTTCTTCACACCCCCCATGTTGGCGCGGGACTTCGCGATCGAGGTTCCAGAACGCGGTCGCGTGGTCGACCTATGCGCCGGGATCGGAGGTTTGGCGTTTCAGGTCTGGCTGAAGGCCCAGGGGGCGAGGGCGGCAGTCGATATTGTCTGCATTGAGCTGAACCCCGATTACGCGGCCGTAGGCCGGAAGATCCTTCCGGAGGCGACCTGGATTGAAGCGGACGTGTTCGCGCTTCCGCAGATAGGCAGGTTCGAAACGGCGATCAGCAACCCGCCGTTTGGTGCGACCAAGCGATCAGGTGACGCGCCGAGGTACCGCGGGAAAAACTTCGACCTGCACGTCATCGACATCGCGAGCGACATTGCCGACTACGGCGTGTTCATCATTCCGCAGGGCTCTTCGCCGTTCGAGTACAGCGGTCGCCCGGGATATTGTGAGCGCCGGTCGGAGGCTTACGAGGCCTTCCACTCGCAGACAGGCCTGACGCTGACGCCCAACTGCGGAATCGACTGCGACTTCTACCGGAAGGAGTGGCGCGGCGTTGCTCCCGCGGTTGAGATCGTCTGCTGCGACTTCGTTGAGGCCCGCGCCGCTCGCGCGGCGACCGCGGAGCCCGAGCAGATCGACCTGTTCGGGGTGGCCGCATGAACGCGCTCTCCCCCGCCGCCGACGCAGACGCTGCTGCGTCGGGCGTCTTCAACGTCGAGGCCGAGCAAGGTCTGCTGGGCGCTGTCCTCTACGACAACGCCGTGCTCGAGCGCGTCTCGGAATCGCTCGCGGCCGAGCACTTCTATGAGCCTCTGCACGGACGGATGTACGAGGCGCTCGCCCTAATGATCCGCCAGGGCAGGGGGATCGACCCGCTCGCCATCGCCGAGCGGTTCAAGCACGACCCGGCTTTTGTCGAGTTGGGGGGCTTCCCCTACCTCGCCGATCTCGTCGACCACGCGCCGCCGGCCGCGGTCGCCCAGGACTACGCCGGGGTCATCCTCGACCTGGCGCTCCGGCGCCGGATCGTGGCGATCGGCGGCGACATCGCGAAGGCTGCGGACCAGGACCGCGAGACCACGGCGCGGGAGCACATCGAGCAGGCCGAGGCTCAACTCTACGACCTCGCCGAGCGTGGCTCAGCCTCCAAGGGCTTCGTCAGCTTCTCCGACACGATGGTCGGGAGCTTGGAGCTCGTCACCGCGGCCTTCGAGCGGGACGGGGGGCTGTCTGGTGTTTCTACTGGTCTTGTAGACCTCGACAGAAAACTCGGCGGTCTGCACGGGTCTGATCTTCTAATTCTTGCGGGTCGCCCAAGTATGGGTAAGACAGCGCTGGCTACGAATATAGCATTTAACGTTGCGCGTAGGTACAAATACGACGATAATAGCGGTTCGCGCAAGACAACCGATGGCGGCGTCGTGGGTTTCTTCTCTCTGGAAATGTCCGGCGAGCAGTTGGGCCTGCGCATCGTGGCTGATGTTTCCGGCGTCTCCGGCGACAAGATGCGCAAGGGCGAGATTGACGCCGCCGAGTACGCGCGGATCCGCGACGCCATCATCGAGATCCAGGCCGCGCCCCTGCACATTGACGCCACGGGCGGCCTGACCATCGACAAGCTCGCGGCGCGCGCCCGGCGGCTGAAGCGCCAGTGCGGCCTCGACCTGATCGTGGTCGACTACCTGCAGCTCGCCTCGGCTCCGGGCCGGCGCGGCGAGGGGAGGGTGCAAGAGGTCACCGAGATCACCATGGGCCTGAAGGCCATGGCCAAGGATCTCGACGTACCGGTGCTGGCCCTGTCGCAGCTTTCCCGCCAGGTCGAGCAGCGCGACGACAAGCGGCCGCAACTCTCCGACCTGCGGGAGTCGGGCTCGATCGAGCAGGACGCCGACTGCGTCATGTTCGTCTACCGCGAGAGCTACTACCTGGAGCGCGCCGAGCCGAAGCCCGACAGCATCGAGCACCATAGCTGGATCGACCAGATGAACGCCTGCCGAGGCGTCGCCGAGGTCATCATCGGCAAGAACCGCCACGGCCCGATCGGCACCGTCCGGCTCGCGTTCGATGCGGACACCACCCGGTTTGGAAACCTCGCCCGTGAGGAGTTCGGCGCGGGCCGCACCAACTTCGGATACGCCGATGACTGAACGCCCAGCGCCTCCGGTCCCGCCTGAGTGTGTGCTGCGCGGGCATGACTACTTCCCGCTCTACTTCGACCGGCTGCGCAAGTCGAAGTGGTGGCGCCGCGCCTCCGACACGGCGCGCGCCCGGAACGTCATGCTCTGGGGTGAGGCCTACAAGGCGCAGCCCGCCGGCTCGCTGCCGGACGACGACGACGAGCTCGCTGAGGCCGCTGGATACGGCATGGACGTGGACGCCTTCCTCGCCGTGAAGGACGAGATTCTGGCTCCGTGGATCCTGTGCGCGGACGGTCGCTGGTACCACCCGACCACCTGCGAGGTCGTGCTGGGTGTGTGGGACAAGGCGACCTCGAAGCGCCGTGACGACGCCAAAAGGAAGCGTGACCAGCGCGACCGGGCCAGGGGTGTCACGGCTGAAAACGGCAATGTCACGTGTGACATGACGTCGGGCGCGCGTGACGAACACACCCAAACAGCCCTGTCCGCTGTAATAGAAGAGAAGAGAGTAGAGGATAAGAAGGAGACTACGTCTCCTGTCGCATCGGAGGCTTCTCCGAAGGTCCATCCTTGGGAGAAGGACCCGCACTTCGCCGAGCTCTGGGGCGCCTGCACGCCTGATGGCCGGCGCAGGGGCAAGAGCCGCGAGAAGACCTGGCCGGAGTGGCTGAAGGCCAAGCGCCGCGTCGAGCCCGAGCAGATCGTGGCCGCGATGAAGCGCTACGTCCGCGAGGACCCGGACGTGAAGCGCACGGGCGGCCCAGGCCTGCACATCTGGCTGCGCGACGGGACCTACGACCAGTGGATGGTCGCAGAACAGAGCGCGGCCGCGCCTCCCGCTCGGTCCTGGAGTGGCCCTGCCGACCTTCGCGCCGCCCTCGTGCGCGCCGCGCCCGGCGGTGAGGCGTGGGTGCGCGGCTACATCGACGGCTACTCCCGTTTTCAGGAGGTCCCGACCAAGGCCCTCCTGGTCTCCAACGCCTACGCCCGCGACCAGATCGAGCGGGAGGTCGGCCGGGTGCTGCGCGAGCGCGGCATCGAACTCTGCCTGGCTGAGCAAGCCGCATGAACCCCTTCACCAAATCATCGCCAAGGAGCGCCGCCTAATGGCCCGCAAAGGACGCCCCCGTAAGCAAGGCCCCCGCCACGAGTGCGGGAAGCTCAAGGCTGAGCCTTCCGGCCCGACGAAGGAGGTGCTGGCGAAGCGCCGCGCCATCCTCGGCAATCCGGACGCGAAGCCGCACGAAACCCGAGCGGCGGAGAACCCGCTGGACACGATGGCGGCACGAGGGTGGATCGACCCGTCGCTCGCTCGAGCGGGCCGCGCCTACGCCGATCTCTACCGCCGCGCCGGCCTGTTCCTGTCGCGAGTGACTGCGCAGCTGGAGGAGGCGCCGGAGACGGCGAACGTGGACGGTCGGCGCGTGAAGGACTGGTCGCCCGAGGAGATCGCCCAGGTTTGGGAGGTGATCGAGCGGCGCAAGGTCGTCATCGCAGAGAACGGCGAGGATAACGGCGACGCCGAATCCATGGCCAAGCTCCGCGGCCTCTGGATCGGCATGGGCCATCGCGTCTCGGCCGAGGTCCACTCGGTTTGCATCGCCGAGTCCTGGCCGCTGTGGACCATGCAGATGGTCGCCGGCCGCCAGCCTGAGCAGATCTCGACGAAGTGGATGCAGAAGCGCGCCGAGCTGGTCGAGGGCCTGACCAAGATCCGATCGGTGCTGACGCCGCCCAAGGCGCAGGGCCAAGCCCAGGCAGAGCGAGACCACCCGTTCCTCGGCGGCCCCGTGATCGAGGAGGTCGTCGCCTACGTGGACGAGGACGGCCAGCCGGACCCGATCGTGAATCGGGCGGGAGCGGAGGTCGAGGTCCTGCGGCGGCGGAGAGCGTGATGGTGCAGGACGACGAAGCGATTGTCAGCCTGGAGGCTTGGCGTCTCGCGAAGCGACCGGGCCCGACCTGCGCACACCCGAGGACGATAGTCGACCAGCAGAACGGCACGGTCGAATGCAAGGAGTGCGGCGCGTCCTTGTCGGCGTTCCACGTCCTTGTCCAGATCGCCAAGGAGGAAAACCGACTGTGGGAGCGCGTGCGGGCTCTCCGCGCCGAGGCGAAGGAGCTGAAGGCGTGGGTCCCGATCCTGAAGGCCGTGCGCGAACTCGACCGCATGTGGCGCGGGAAGAGGATGCTCCCGTGCTGCCCGCAATGCAGTCGCGGCCTGTGGCCTGAGGAGATGACCGCCGCAGTAGGCGTCCAGATCGAGGTCGCTCGGCGCAAGAAGGCCAAGATCGCGATCCCCGCCGGAAGAGCTGACGACGGCTGCGAGATAGTCGGGGGAGGGCGTGACGCGACAGCTTGACAGCCCCGCGAAAATCACGGAGTCTTTCCGAAATTGAACGTGACGAGTTGCGTTCGCAAAGCCCCGGCCAGAGATGGCGCGGGGCTTTTCGATTCGGGGTCAGCGGTAGATCGGCTCGCCTGACGGCGTAAAGCCGACGAGCCGACCCTTGGGCTCCAGTTTCATCTCTGGCTTCGGGGCGATTTCCTTCGCGGCCTTTTTGGCGCGCTGAGCCTTGGCGGGCTTGGGTTCCGGGGTGATTTCCTTGGGTGCCTCTGAGGTGCCTGGTGCCCATGGCTCCAGCCCCGCGACGATCGCCGCAAATGCAAAGCGCAGGTAGTGCGGCGGCCTGGACGGTGACGCCGATTCCCACACCTCGATGGCCCTCCGGGACACGTCGAGCTTTGCTGCGAATTGGACCTGCGTAAGTCCCAATGATTGCCGGAAGGCCCGCACCTCCTCTGCCGTAAGCGGCTGGTGGACTGTGAGCTGGCTCGTTGTCGACATGGCAACCCTCCTACGGTAGATTTGCCCCAGGCCCGGGGAGGAGCCTTTCGGCTCCCCCCCTTCGTCTAGCGCCTCCGCCTCCGACTGACGGCCAGACCTGCCAGGATCAGGGCCATCAGCCGGAGAGCGAGGGGGCCAGAAAGTTGAAGGTGGAAATCCATCCTTCTCTCCCTGGTTCGTCCGTCGGCGGGGATCGCCTCGGGACAAAGAGATAATACCACAAAGCTTGTGGCCCACAATGGTTGTGGGTCGATATAAGCCACATTTTTCGTGGCGCGCATCGGTGCGCCCATCGCCATCCCGGCCGCCCCTCGGCTCCGCTCCCACCCGTGCATCACGCCGAGCAGCCCGACGCGGTCGGTATCCCTTCCCATGGAGTTCGCATGAGCGCGCTCACCCCGAAGCAAGCGCGCTTCGTCGAGGAATACCTCGTCGACCTGAACGGCGCGCAGGCCGCGATCCGAGCTGGATACAGTGCGAAGACGGCCAAAGAGCAGGCTGCTCGGTTGTTAACGAAAGTTCACGTCACCGAGGCCATCTCTGCGGCGCAACAGGCCCGCTCCACGCGCACCGAAATCACGCAGGACCGGGTGCTCGAGGAGTTGGCGAAGATCGGCTTCTCCGACATCCGGCGCATCTTCACGGACGACGGCGGCCTACAGAACCCCTCGGAGATGAGCGACGACATGGCGGCGGCGGTGCAGTCCGTCGAGGTCGTCGTGCGGCAGGTCCCCGGCGAGGATCGTCGCGAGGTCGAGCACGTCCACAAGATCAAGCTCAACGACAAGCTCGGAGCGCTCACCCAGATCGGCCGTCACCTGGGCATGTTCACGGACAATGTGAATGCGAAGGTCAGCGGCGGCGTCACGGTCAACATCGGCTCTGGCCCCGACGCGGACCTTTAGCCTCACCGAGAGGCAGGCGCTCCTTCGGGACGCCGCGGCTTCGCCGGCCACGCACATCCTGGGGTACGGGGGCGGCCGTTCAGGCAAGACGTTCGGGTTCTGCTGGTGCATCGCCAATCGGGCGTTGATGGCGCCTGAGAGCCGGCACCTGATCTCGCGTCACCACAACATCGACGTCCGCCAGTCCGTGATGATGGACACCTGGCCGAAGATGATGCGGCTGGCATTTCCGGGCGTTCCGTACACGACGAACAAGTCTGATCAGTACGTCACCCTGTCGAACGACGCTGAGATCTGGTTCGGCGGTCTGGACGACAAGGAGCGGGTCGACAAGATCCTCGGCAAGGAATACGCGACCGTCTACGTCAACGAGTCGTCGCAGGTCGCGTACGACACGATCCTGACGCTTCGGACGCGCCTGGCGCAGAACTGCCAGAAGGTCGACGGCCGACCGTTGAACCTGAAGGCCTACTACGACCTGAACCCGGTGGGCCGGGGACACTGGACGCACAAGGAGTTCGTCGAGAAGGTGAGGCCGGAGAACGGCCTGCCGCTCGATGACCCGGAGGCCTACGCCTACGTCAGGCTGAACCCAGCCGACAACCCGCACCTACCGAAGGCGACGCTCGCGATCTACGCAGCCCTGCCGACCCGGCAGCGCCAACGGTTCCTTGAGGGCGAGTACCTCAGCGAGATCCCGGGCGCGCTGTGGTCTCTGGACGGCATCGAGGCGCTGCGGCGCCCGCGGCCGCGCCCGGATTTCCTGACCCGCATCATCGTCGCGGTCGACCCCTCAGGCTCGGACGGAACCGGCGGCGACTGCCAAGGCATCATCGTGGTTGGCCTCGGTGTCGACGGCCACGCCTACGTGCTGGCCGATCGCTCCTGCCGCCTGTCGCCGCAGGGATGGGCCAAGCGTGCGGTCGACGCCTACCACGAGTTCGGCGCCGACCTGATCGTTGCCGAGGTCAACTACGGCGGCGCGATGGTCGAGAACACCATCCGCACCGTCGACGAGTCGGTGAACTTCAAGGCGGTCACCGCCAGCCGCGGCAAGCACGTCCGCGCCGAGCCGATCGCCGCTCTCTACGAGACGGTGCGCGACGCCGACGGCCGACCGATACGAGATGGCCGCGTACACCACGTCACCACCGAGGGCGCAGTCAACGAGTTCGCCGAGCTCGAAGAACAGCTCGGGATGTTCACGACCGCCGGCTACCAGGGTTCAGGCTCTCCCGACCGCGCCGACGCTCTGGTCTGGGCTCTGACGGAGCTGATGTTGGAAGACACCGCTCAGGGCTGGATCGACTACTACCGCGACCTCGCCGGCGGCGTGGCTGCACCGAGCCCCGCCATTCCGGCCGCGATGGTCGCCAACGAGGCGCCCGCGCCTGAGCCCGAGGTGGTCTTCACGGTCACGCTCCGCGCTCCGCCCAATGTCTCGAGCCTCAACCTGAACAATGGGCGCTCCTACGCCGTCGGCGCCGACCGGACGGTCTCGGTGCTCCAGGCCGACGTCGACATGCTGCTGAGGGCCGGCTGCGCCCACGTCTGAAGGGTACGGCATGGCCGACAAGACCAGCTTCGTAGGCCGCGCCGTCCAGGCGGTGCGCTACACCCTCTCCGGGGTCACGCCTGACACCTGGATGAGCCCGAGCCAGCCGCTGCCGCCCCAGGCGCAGCAGGTAGAGGGCCGCCAGTACGACTTCCCGGTCTCCTACAACATCAACTACCTCCCGCGGGCAGACCGGAAGGTCAAATTTCCGCGGCTGAAGGAGTTGTCGAAGAGCTGCGGTGTCCTGCGCACGGTGATCGAGCGCCAGAAGGATCTGCTCGAAAGCTTCGACTGGAACGTGAAGCCGCGCGAGGTCGTGGTCGGCAAGCGCCCGGCGGCGGCGAACGACCCCGCCATCCAGGACATCGAAGCCTTCCTCCGCTACCCGGACAAAATCCACGACTGGGCGCAATGGCTTCGCGCGCTGCTCGAGCAGGTGTTCGTCCTCGACGCGCTGACGATCTATCGTCGGCGCGACCGCGGCGGCCGACCCTACGCGTTTGAGCTGATGGACGGCGCCACGATCCGGCTGCTGATCGACGGCTCCGGTCGTCGCCCGATGGCGCCGGACCCGGCCTTCCAGCAGATCCTCAAGGGCGTGCCGGCCGTCGACTATTCGACCGACGAGCTGATCTACTGGCCAAAGAACGTCAGCGCCGACAATCCCTACGGCTACCCGCCGGTCGAGCAGATCCTCGACTACGTCGAGACGTTCATCGAGCGGGTGAAGGGCCAGAAGTCCTACTTCACCGAGGGCAACATCGGAGACGGCCTGTTCTCGGGTCCGGCCGAGTGGAAGGTCGACCAGATCAAGGCCTGGCAGGGCTACTGGGACTCGATCTTCGCCGGCAACGTCCAGCAGCGCCGCAAGGGCTGGTGGGTGCCGAACGGGACCAAGTTCGAGCAGATCAAGCAGCCGCCACTCAAGGACGAGTTCGACGAGTGGCTGGCGCGGATCGTCTGCTTCGCGTTCTCGACCAGCCCGCAGCCCTTCATCAAGCAGGTCAGCCGCGGCAACCAGGAGAGCCAGCAGGAGGTCGCCGAAGAGGGCGGCGTCGCCACCTACATGGCGTTCGTCAAGCGGATCATGGACCGCCTGATCGCCGAAGACTTCCAGCGCCCGGACCTCGAGTTCGTGTGGCGTGAGGACCGCGAGTTCGATCCGCTCGTGGCGACGCAGATCCAGGACATACGCCTGAAGAACGGCTCGCTGTGGATCGACGAGGTCCGCGACCGCAACGGCGAAGACCCGCTGCCGAACGGCCTGGGCAAGACGCCGCTGATCTACACCGCGACCGGCGCGACGCCGCTGAAGGACGTGCTGGATCCGCCGGAGCCGCCGGCGCCTGTGGTCATGCACGCGCCTGGTGCGCCGGGACAGCCGGCTCCGGGAGAGCCCAAGCCCGCGAAGGGCGGCAAGACGACCGACAAGACGCCACCGGCCGAGAAACTGGCGAAGGCCGCCAAGCTGATCGAGGCTGACCGACCCAAGGCCAGGCGTGCGGCCGCGTCGATGCAGAAGAAGCTCGAGCCGATCCTGCAGAAGACGGGCGACCACGTCGCCGCGATGCTCGCGCCTCGGCTGCGCGGACGGCTCGGCAAGGCAGCCGACGACGGCGACTTCGCCCGTAAGCTGGCCGACCAGGTCAACCTGTCGACGCTGCAGGACATCCTCGACGCCACATACGAAGACCTGTTCGACGTCGCCTCCGATAGCGGCCAGCTCGCCCTGACCTCGGTCGACGTCGAGCCCACGGACGCTCTGGTCAATCAGGTGAACCAGGCGGCCGTCGACTACGCCAAGAAGCGCGCGGCCGAACTCGTCAGCGTCGACGGTGACAAGAACATCGTCGAGACCACCCGCAACATGATCCGCGACGTGATCGTGAAGGGGCTTGAGGACAACATCGGCGGCGACGCCATCGCTGACGCCATCCAGGAGTCGACGGCGTTCTCGGCGGATCGGGCTGAGCTGATCGCCCAGACCGAAATCACCATGGCGAACGAGGGCGGCAAGCAGGCCGGCTGGAACGTCGCGGCGAGCACCGGGCTCGACCTGGAGGTCTTCTGGCAGACCTCGAACCTCGGCTGCTGCGACGCCTGCGAGACCAACGCCGAGGCCAGCCCGGTCAACTTCGGCAGGCCCTTTCCGTCCGGCGACACCAACTCGCCCGCGCATGTTCGCTGCCGCTGCGTGACCTGGGCTCGCCGCAAGGCCGCCCCCAAAGACTGACGAGGACCCCATGGCCACCCTGCGCCTTCTCCCGCCGGCGAGCGGCAACCAAGGCACCATCAAGGTGCACGGCCGGACCTACACCGCGGCGACCGGCTCATTCATCGACGTGCCGGACTTCGACGCCGGCCACATGCTGGCCAGCGGCTGGCTGCAACTCAGCACGCCCCAGGCGTCCGGCGTGACCACGGCGCGGCCGACGAAGCTGCCGAACGGCCTGATCCTGCCGAAGGGCTACACCTACCTCGACACCACGCTCGGCTACGCGGTCCTCTGGGATGGCCTCGCCTGGCGCAACCCCTGCACCGGCGCCGCGGTCTGATCGTGAGTCTCTGCGACGTGTGCCTATCGCCGGGCGCGTGCTGCAAGATGATGACGCTCAGCGGCGGAGGCGCGCGCAAGGGCCATCGGTTGGGCGAGCCGATGTCGCGCGAAGATGCTGAGCATCTCGTCCTTGAGAACGGCGCCCCGTTCATCCCTGCCGCGCAGATGGCCAGCGGCGAATGGTTCTTCTCCTGCACCCAGCTGCAGACTGACGGCCGGTGTGGTGCCTACGAGGATCGCCCGCAGGTGTGCCGGTCCTATGTCGCGGGCAGCGACCCGCTGTGTGTTCACTACTGGGCGGCAGATGAATCCGCCGAGGTCGCGAAAGCGGCCTGACCCCTCATCAGCAAACAGCCTGCATTCCGCCGCCCGGCGAGGAGCCCCTCTCTATGTTCATCCAACTCCGCAAGGTCGATGAGGCCCAGCGTTTGGTCTACGGCTGGGTCGACGAGACCCCTGACCACGCGCGCGAGGTCATGGACTACGCCAAGTCCAAGCCGCGGTTCGAGGCGTGGTCGAAGGCGCAGGCCGAAGCGTCTGACGGCAAGAGCTACGGCAACATCCGCGCCATGCACGCCAAGGTCGCCGCCGGCGTCATTCCTGAGCCGCTGGAATACGACGACGAGGCCAAGCGGATCAGCTTCTGGGCGAAGGTCACCGATGAGGCGGAATGGACCAAGGTCGCCACGGGCACATACACCGGCTTCAGCCCTGGTGGCGCTTATGGGCAGACCTGGGCCGATCCTATGCTCAAGGGCCATCGACGCTACGAGGCGATCCCGACCGAGATGTCGTTGGTCGACAAGCCGTGCATCCCGTCCGCGACCTTCCAATTCATCAAGGCCGACGGCATCGTCGAGGACCGAGAGTTCGAAGCCCTCGCCAAACTCTATGAGCCGACCAACGACGAGGTGAAGGCCGAGGCCCGCGAGATGGCCAAGGCCGCGGGCAAGCCGGACTCCTGGAAGGACCACGTCGTCAAGGCGCGGGCCGAGCTGATCAAGCGCCACGCCGAAGCGCCGGACGGCGGCACGGAGGTGGTCGAGCAGACCGCCGAGCAGCGTCTGGCGGACGCCCTGGCCAAGGCCGCCGCGGCGCCCAAGCCCTACGGCGACGTGAAGTACGCCGATCCCGAAGACGGCAAGTATCCGATCGACACGCCGGCGCACATCCGCGCCGCCTGGTCGTACGTGAGTATGCCCAAGAACGCCCAGCTGCTCGGTGACAAGGTCGGCAAGGTGCGGGCCGCGATCGAGACGGCCTGGAAGGACAAGATCGACCCCAAGGGGCCGCCGTCCGTCGAGAAGATGGCGCTGCTCGGCGGCACTGCCGACGCGCTCCGCACCTCGCTCGCGCTGGTCAAGCGCCACGGCGAGATCGCCCTGGAGAAGGGCTTCTACAACATCAGCTCGGTCGCCCGAGCCCTGGCGTCGTGGGCGGACATCGTCACCGACACCATCTGGGAGGAGGCCTACGAGCAGGACTCCGAGAGCAAGCTGCCGCAGAGCGCCATGGACGTGTTCAACGCCATGCGCGCCCACCTCATCGCCGACATCGAGGAGGAGTGCGAGGAGTTCGCCGAGGCCTGCGAGCGCAACGGCGGCGACGCCATCGCCCTGATCGCCAGCGCTGAGAACGACGCGATCATGGAGCACGCCGCGAAGGTCGGAGAGCTCCAGAAGGCCGAGCTCTCGGCCCTGTCGCCGGAAGACCTCGCCAAGCGCGGCGCCCGAAACTCCAAGGCCGACCAGAAGCACGTCCAGGCCGCGCACGACCACATGACCTCGCTCGGGGCCAAGTGCGACAGCGGCAACTGCGACAAGGCCGCGAGCGGAGATCTGCAGAAGGCCAGCGGCGAGGTCGAGCGCTTGAACAAGGTCATCGCCGACTCCGTCCCGGTGGTGGAGGGCCTGGTCAAAGACCGCGACGCCGCCGTCGCCCAGGTCGCCGATCTGACCAAGCGGCTCGACGCGCTCGAGCGCCAGCCGATGCCGGCCAAGGGCGTGCTGTATGCCGTCGAGAAGGACGGCGCCGTCACTGACCACGGCACGGGCGCCGCGGCCGCCGCGAAGACCTGGAAGGAGCAGTACGACGCTCTGCCGCCGGGTCCGGAGAAGGCGAACTTCCTGCTGAGCAAGGCCGCCTACGCGCCGGGCGGCTCCGGCCGCTGACACCTTTCCGGCCGCGAGCCGGATCGCCCTACGCGCCGCTTGGGCAACGGCTCGCTAATCCCCGAAAATCGGAGACTCCTCCATGCGTCACGTTCTGCCGCGTGAGGTCGTTATCGACCGCATGCTCAAGGCGGTGAACGGCACCTCGTTCGCCGACCCCGCCAACGCCTATGCGCTGACCCGCGACCGGGCCGCGCACGTCCTCGACCTGTTCAAGGGCGCCTTTGCGAACTCGCTCCACGAGAGCGGCCAACTGGCCAAGGACGTCAACGTCTCGACGGGCCTGACCTACTACGACCTGCGTGCGCCGGCGTTGAACCTGTTCCCGACCGTGACGCCGCTGCGCAACGCCATTGCGCGCCGCCAGCGCCCCAACCCGGGCGACGCCGCCCACTGGAAGTCGGTCCTCGCGACCACCGGCTCGGGCATCTCGTCCATGGGCTGGGTGCCCGAGCGTCGCCGTGCGGCCTCGATGAGCTACACGGTCCAGAACAACTCGATCCCGTACGCGACGCTCGGCGAAGAAGACTCGCTGTCCGACGAAGCCAAGTACGCGGCGCTGGGTTTCGAGGACGAGGACGCGCTCGTCCAGCTCCGTCTGATGCTGAAGTTCTTCCAGAAGGAAGAGGCGGCGATCCTGGGCGGCAACAACTCGCTGTCGCTGTCGACTCCGAACGCGCCCTCGACCGGCCAGCCGACGGTTGCGGGTTCCACCCTGCCGGCGGCGACCTACTCGGTCATCGTCGTGGCCCTGACGCAGGAAGGCTATCGCGCCGCGTCGCTCTCCGGCGGCGTCGTCCAGCAGACGCAGATCACCGGCAACGACGGCCAGCAGTACACCCTGAACGGCGGCAGCTCGAACAAGTCGAGCAACGCCACGCAGGGGATCACCTCCGGCCAGGCGCTCACCGCCTCGACCCCGACCGTCAACGGCGCTGTGGCCTATGCCTGGTACGTCGGCGCGGCCGGCTCCGAGACGTTGCAGGCGATCACCACGATCAACTCGGTGCAGTTCTCGGCCCCGCTCGCTACCGGCCAGCAAGCCGCCACCGCGATCACGGCGAACCGCTCCAACAACAACGGCGTGGCGTTCGACGGCCTGCTGACCACCGCGTTCAACAACGCGGGCACCAACGCCTACGTGAATCTGCTGGGCACCGGCACGGCCGGCACCGGCACGGCGCTGACCTCGTCGGGCGCCGGCGGCGTCAACGAGATCGACGCCATGTTCAAGTCGATGTGGGACCAGTACCGCATCAGCCCGACCGTCCTGTACGTCAACTCGCAAGAGCTGAAGAACATCACCGCCAAGGTGCTGAACGGCGGCGGCGCGGCTCCGCTGCTGCGCTATCAGGTCGAGGCCGATCAGCAGGGCGTGGCCGAGTACAAGCTCACCGCCGCCGGCACGATCGCCTACTACTTCAACCCCTACACCGCCGACGGCGGCGCCCGGATCCCGGTCAAGATCCACCCGGATCTGGCCCCGGGCACGATCATCGGCTGGGCCGAGAGCCTGCCGCCCTGGTACGTCTCCAACGAGACGCCGGCCGTGGCTGAGATCCTCACCCGCCGCGACGTCTACACCGAAGACTGGACCCGCACGACTCGCGCCGATTACTACGGCGTGTATTCGCAGGAAGCCCTGGCCGTGTACGCCCCCTTCTCGATGGGCGTCCTCGGCAACATCGCGAACGGCTAAAGTCGTCTGTTCTGATGCAGCCCCGCGCCGGTGATGGCGCGGGGCTTTTCATTGGAGGGCCTGATGGCCGAACTTCTCCTCAAGATGAGCGACGGCCAAGGCGGCTCTGCCTCCTGGCGCGGCCAGACTTTCGAGGCCAACGCGGACGGCGAGATCGCCGTGCCGTTCGAGGCCGCTGACGATCTGATGTCCCACGGCTTCATGCCCTGCGGTCAGATCGGCGAGGTCGAGGCGCCGGAAGCCGCCCCCGAAGCGGAATCCGAAGCCGACGAGCCCGCGGCCGCTGAAGCCCCGAAGGGCAAGGGCAAGTAGCCGTGCAGGGCGACCTGACCACGCTCACCAACGTCAAGGCGTGGTTGGGCGTCACCCAGACCAACACCGACGCGGTCCTGCAGCGGCTGATCAGCCAGTGCAGCCGCATGATCCTGAACTACCTCCAGCGGCCGAGCCTGATCTCGCAGACCTACACCGACGTCACGGACGGGGCGGGAGGCTCGCATGAGTTCCTCGACAACTGGCCGGTGACGGCGGTCTCGCAGGTCGTGGTCGACGGCCAGGTCATTCCCGAGTCGGTCATGCAGATCGGCCAGAACTCGCAGGTGGCCGGCTGGCGCTTCGAGGCGTGGGATGGCTTCGGCCCCGGCAGCCAGCAGCCAGTCGAGCTCATCGGCCACAAGTTCCGCTGCGGCAGGCTGAACGTGTCGATCGCCTACACAGCGGGCTATCTCGTCGCTGGCGAGGCGCAGACAGTCGCCCAGGTCGGCGAGGCTTATCAGGTCACCGCCAGCCAACTCATCGGCCCGTGGGCGGCCGACGGCGGCGTCACCTACGCCAACGGTTCGGCGCTCGCCGCCGTGGTCTCAAGCCCTGCGCAGGGCCAGTACAGCGTCGCCGACGGCGTCTACACCTTCAACGCGGCGGACGTCGGCCAAGCGGTCCTGCTCAGCTACAGCTTCACGCCGGCGGACCTCGAGGACGCCTGCATCAACTGGGTCTCAGAGCGCTTCCGCTACCGCGACCGCATCGGCCAGAAGACCAAGAGCCTCGGCGGCCAGGAGACGGCCTCCTACGACCTCTCCGACATCCCAGGCTACATCAAGGCGCAGCTCCAGCCTTACGCCAAGGTTCTGCCGGTCTAGGGCGATGATCACTGTCAAGGTCGCCGGCGACCGGGAGCTCATCCAGCGCTTCGACGAGATGCCGATCGCGTTCAAGGCGGTCCTGCTCCAGAAGACGCAGGGCCTCGCCGTCGACATGCAGGGCTACGTCGTCAGCCAGAAGCTCCACGGCCAAGTGCTGAACCAGCGCTCCGGCAATCTGGCCCGGTCGATCCAGGAAGAGGTGACCTCGACGGCCCTGAGCGTCACCGGCCGCGTCTTCAGCGCCGGCGACGTCAAGTACGCGGCCATTCACGAATATGGCGGCACGACGCCGCCCCACGACATCGTCCCGGACAAGGCCAAAGCTCTCGCCTTCATGATTGGCGGCAAGCAGGTCTTCGCCAAGGTCGTGCACCACCCTGGCTCGAAGATGCCGGAGCGGTCCTTCCTGCGCAGCACGCTCGCCGATTGGAAGGAGCGGATCATCCAGACCTACCGGGAGGCGCCTGCACAGGCGTGGGCGGCGGAATGAGCCGGGAAGCGATCTATTCGGCCCTGTTCGCCCTGGTGAGCCAAGGGGAGGGGCAACCCGGCAAGATCACTGGCGCCGGCGGCGAGACGCTGCTGTTCACCTCGCGCCGGGTCAAGCTGTTCGGCGACCTCCCGGCCCAGCCGGCGCTCTGCCAGGCCGAGCACGGCGAGACCTACGCGCAGCAGACCAATCTGCCATACAAGCGCACCTTCTCGGCGTCCTGGCTGCTCTACCACACGGCCGGCAACGACCCGAGCGCGGTTCCGTCCACCACGACGAACAACCTGCTCGATGCGATCGGGGCGGCGATCACGCCCTATCCGAACAACCCCGGATACCGGCAGACGCTGGGCGGCCTCGTCCACCACTGCTTCATCAACGGCAAGGTGTTCCGCGAGTCCGGCGACCTCGACGGCCAGGCGCTGTTCATCGTGCCGATCACCCTGCTGATCCCCTGAGGTCTCCGACATGATCGACGCCGAAACCGGGGCGCAAGTCGCGGCGCTCGAGCCTGTGGCCGAAGCGCCCGACGCCAAGCTCGCCGCCATCACCGCCGTCATCGACCGCTGGATGGTCGAGCGGATCTACAGCTCCCCGGTCTCCCGATCGACCGACGCCATCAACCACCTGAACGCCCAGCTCCCCGCTCTGGCGTCCGCTCTCGCCTTGGAGATCTGAACCATGGGTCAGTACATTTTCGGCACCGGCGCCCTGTCGGTTCAGCCGGTCGGCGGCGGCTCGCCGCTTCTGTTCGCCTCGCTCCTGGACGTGTCCGTCGACATCAGCGGCGACATCAAGGAGATGAACGGCCAGTACACCTTCCCGCAGGCCGTCGCTCGCGGTAAGTCGAAGATCCAGTGCAAGGCCACGTCTGGCCAGTTCGACGTCAACCTGTTCAATCAGGTGTTCTTCGGCCAGACGGTGACTGCCGGATCGACCGCCTTCGCTCAGGGCGAGCAGCATTCGGTCCCGACCTCGACCGCCTACACCATCACCGCCACCAACGGCGCGACCTTCGTGCAGGACATGGGCGTCGTCTACGCCGCCACGGGGCTCCCGCTGAAGCAGGTCGTGTCGCCGACCACCGCCGGCCAGTACTCGGTCAACTCCACGACCGGCGTCTACACCTTCAGCGCCTCCGACGAGGGTGTGGCCGTCCTCATCAACTACACCTACACCGTCGCGGCCTCGGGCCACACGCTGGCCATCAACAACCAGTTGATGGGCCTCGCCCCGACCTTCCAGTGCACTCTAGGCGACAGCTTCAACAACAACGGGTCGATCCAGACCCTGACGATGACGCTATACGCCTGCACGGCGTCGAAGCTGTCGATGCCGCTGAAGGCCGACGACTTCATGCAGACCGACATCGAGTGGCAGGCCCAGACCAACGCCGCCGGCCAGGTCGGCTTCATCTCGATGTCGAGCTGAGCCTGACGGCTGCTGACGGTTCCCACACAACCTGAAGAGACGACATGGCTAAGATCCTGATCGGGGGCGTCGAGCGTTCGACTGCCCCCATGAACTTCAAGACCTGGAAGAGGGCCTGGGTCGTCTTCGCCCGCGTGAGGAATGCGCCCAAGCCCGAAGCGGGCGAGGTCGCCGACCCTGAGGCCGAGATGCAGGCCGTCTCCGACCTGATCCAGTTCGTGTCCTGCGCCCTCTCGCGCTCGGAAAACGAGGCCGACCGGCTCTCGGCCGAGCAGATCGAGGAGGACATCCTCGCCTCCGAAATCGTGGGCCTGCAACTCGCTCTCCCCGCGATCATGGAGGAGAACAGCTTCAAGTCGGGGGAAGCTCCGGCGGCGGCCGAAAGCGCGTAGACGACGAGTTCGACGGGGACTTCGACAGGCTCATCTGTCGGATCCTCGTCGGTCTCGGTTCATCGGACTGGGAAACGGTCGAGCGCGACTGGACCTTCCCGCGGTATCTCGCCATCCAGCAGTGCTGGGCCGATGAAGGTCCGCCGATCGCAGCCTGGGCCGCGGCATACTTCAAGTTCAAGCCGACCAAGCGCTCAAAGAAGGAAAAGCCGAAGCGGGCCGCGGAGTCGGTGAATGAGCTGATGGCGCTGTTCCGGGGCTAGTGCCCGCAGGTCGCGCTGATGATCGCCGAGCTGCAGTCCACGTTGGTGGTCTGGCCCGAGTAGGCCTTCAGCTTCCCGTCCTTGTCGAACACGAAGCTCATCGACTGGGCCGAGGCCTTCGCGCCGCCTGCGAAGAGGCCGACCACCGGGACGAAGGTCACGGCTTTCACATGGGCATGGCTGGTGGCGTAGATCAGCACCCGATCTCCGGTCGACACCACCGACTGGGTCGTAGGCTGGCCATAGACCGCCTCGACGTCGCTGATCGTCGAAGTCCCGACCGTGAACTGCGACGGATCGGGCGCCGGCGCAGCTGCCAAGGCGGCCGACGCCGCGAGCACAACGGCGCCGAGCGCCGCCACGACGAGCTTCATCTGCTTTCCCCACTACCCCTGAGGGCGTGACCTTGGCCGACAACGATCTGGAGATCAAGTTCGGCGCCGACGCCTCGGGCGTGCAGTCCGGCGCGGACGAAGCGAAGGGGGCAGTCACCAGCCTGCGCAGCTATCTCCAGCAGATGGCCGACGCCTCGCGCCAGCAGACCGCAACCATGGCGAGCGGTTTTCGCCAGGTCACGGCGGCGATCGAGTCGACGTCATCGGCAGCGCGCTCGGCAGGCGCCGGCATCGCGAGCGGGATGCGCGGCGCGACGGACGCGATGAACCAGGCGGCGCATTCGTCGACCGGCCTGCGCCGCGAGTTGATCGTCATGGCCCACGAGGCGGCGACGGGCCGCTTCAGCCGTCTCGGCGGATCCGTGCTGGTCCTGGCCGAGCGCTGGCAGGCGCTGGGTGCGGTGCTCGCGAACCCGGTGACCTGGGGCTTTGCGGCGGTCGCCGGAGCCATCGGCGCGGTCGTGGCCGCTTTCGCCAGCGTCGAGGGCGAGGTCGACCGGTTCCAGAAGTCGATCTCGTCGACCGGGAACTTCGCCGGCGTCACCGCAAGCCAGTTCGAGGAAATGGCCCAGCGTATGGCCGCCTCGAGCAACGTCGGCGTCGGCCACGCCCGCGACATTCTCCAGCAGTTGGTGGCGAGCGGCCGCTTCACCAGCGCCGAGCTGAGCCAGCTTGGGAGCGACACCCAGAAATTCGCCGACCTGACCGGCCAGAAGACGGACGAAGTCCAGAAGGGCTGGATCAAGCTCGCTGACGCCCCGTCGCGCTACGTCCAGGAGTTCGACGCGACCTACCACGCCTTCAGCCTCGCTCAGGTCGAGCACATCCGGCTGCTGGAGGAGCAGGGCGACAAGGAAGGCGCGACCGCCGAGGCGGTCAAGGATCTGACCCACTGGCTCGACCAGCAAAGCACCAGCGTCACCGGCCTCACCGCCTTGGTCCGCACGCTCGGGAACGCCTGGGACGCGACGGTGCAGGCGTTCCAAGTCGGCATCGGCGCGCGGCAATTGTCGGACGCCCAGCAGATCGCGGAAATCAACGCGCAGATCGCGCACCTGCAGCAAAACCCGCCAGCCTCTAGCGCCGAGCAGGCGAAGAACGACCAGGAAATCGCGAGCCTGACGCAGCGGCGCGACTTGCTTGTCGGGGTTACGCAGGCGGCCGGTTGGTTCGCGCAGGCTGAGGCTGACGGCACCCGCCTGCAAGCAGCGGCCAACGACGCCTATGAGAAGTCGCACCAGACCTTCCTGAGCCTGAAGTCCTCCGCCGAACAGGCTGCGCTTGCGGTCAAGTCGCTGCACGACGAGATGGCCAAGCGCCTGGCGGCGAACCCGGGCGACGCTGAGGCCCAGGACTATTTCGCCAACGAGGCCAAGTACGACGACGCGCTGCGCCGCCGGATCGACCGCGCCGACTACAGGAAGCCCAAGCAGGACCCGAGCCGCGTCGGCGACTGGCAGACGCAGTTCGACCAGACCGAGGTTCAGAACTCCAACGACCTCGGCGGCGTGGTCCTGAACAAGGATCAGGACGCGGCCGCTTACTGGCAGACCATCCTCGACACCGAGACCTTGTCGGCCAAGGAGCGCGAAGAGGTCGAGCGCAAGCTCGCCGAGGCCAAGAACGCGCTGCTGAAGCAGAACGCCCAGGCCGTCACCGACTCCGCGCGCGAGCAGACCCAGACCGTCGAAGCGGCGGCCACCGAGCAGTTGGCCGCGCAGAAGGCGGCGATCGAAACGCAGATCAGCTCCATCGAGGATGCGGGCAAGGAAGGGCTGATCTCCCGCCAGGAGGTCGCCGCGAAAGTCCGGGCGCTTCTCGATCAAGAGGTCGCCGACGAGCGCGCGGCCGCTCAGAAGATCCTCGCCGCGCGCGTGGCCCTCGATAACGCCACGATGGCGCAGTACGCGCCGGGCACGACCGAGTATCAGAAGGCCCTCGACGACAAGCTGGCGGCCGAAACCGCCTTCGAGAAGTCGGTGAGCGCCTCGCAGGTCGCCGCCGACAAGCAGTACCAGACCCTCCTGCAAAGCCAGCAGAACCAAGCCGTCTCGACCTTCGAGAGGATGGCCACCCGGATCGGCGACGAGTGGCGCACGACCATGGAGGGCCTGATCAAGGGGACTACGACCTGGCAGTCCGCCTTCTACAAGGTGCTCGACGGCGTGCTCGATAGCTTCCTGCAGATGGTCGAGAAGCAGGTCGTGCACTGGATCGCCGCTGAGGCGATGAAGACTGGCGTCACCAACGCCCAGACGGCAATCCGCAAGGCGATCCAAATGGTCACCGGCGCGGAGGCGGTCGCGACGACAGCGACCACCAACGTGGCGCTCGTGAACTCCAACGCCGCCGTGGCGGGCTCGGCGGCGGCTGCGGCGGTCGCTGGCATCCCGATCATCGGCCCCGAGCTCGCTATCGCCGACGGTGCAGCGACTTACGCCCAGGTGCTCGGCATGTTCGGGCCGATGGCATCGGCGGCCGGCGGCTGGGGCCAGATCCCCGAGGACCAGATCGCTCAGGTCCACAAAGACGAAATGATCCTGCCGGCGTCGATCGCCTCGCCGCTGCGCTCGATCATCTCCTCCTACTCGGCGCCGAGCGCGAACCTGGCCGCGGCGGCGGCGGCTCCCCTTTCGGCCGTGACGCCCTTCACGCCTGGCGGCGCGCAAGGCGGCGCGGCTCCGGCCCTCCACGTCTCAGCGCTCGACGGGAAGAGCGTGCAGCGGTTCTTCGACCAGCACGCCGACAAGATGGCCAAGTCGCTCCATCGGGCCACGCGGACCAACAGGGCGGCTTTCGCATGACCTACTACTCGCCAGACCGCGGCGTCGTCACGACCAACCCGATCTACAACGACACTGAGGTCTTCCCGCTGCTGCCGGGCGAGGAGTTCGTCGCCTCGAAAAGCCCGACGTTCTCGACGGGGGTCAAGCGGGCGGCGTCGGGTCGAGAGGTGCGCGAGGCATACTGGTCGGCCCCGCTCTACGAGTTCAAGATCACGCACGAGTTCTTGCGGAACCTTACCGGCTGGCAGGAACTCGAAAGCCTGATTGCGTTTTTCAATGGGCGTCAGGGGAAATACGGGTTCTTTTACTACTACGACCCCGAGGACCAGCAGGTCGCCGGTATCGGCCTCGGGGTCGGCAACGGCTCGCAGACGACCTTCCAACTCCTGCGCACGCGCGGCGTCACGACGCCATACGCCACGACCGAGCCGGTCTATGCGGTCTGGAACCCCTCGGGCGGCGTAAGCGGCGTCAACCCGCTCTCGGTGTCCGTCGGCGGCGTCGTCCAGTCCCCGACCACCTACACGATCTCGCCGTGGGGCCTGCTGACGTTCAACACGGCTCCGGCCAACGGCCAGACGATCACCTGGACTGGATGCCCGCTCTATGTCTGCCGGTTCGACCAGGACGACCTCGAGCTCGTCCAGCTCGCCTCGCTGCTCTGGACCCAGAGCAAGGGCCTGACCTTCGTTTCGCTGAAGCCCTGACCCATGAAAAACAGCACGGCAGCGCTTCAGCAGTTTCTGCTGAACAATTACACGCGCGTCTACGCGGACCTCTACACCGTAACGCTACTTGGCGGGGCGACGCTCTACTGGACGTCGTCGGACCAGCCGATAACCTGGAACGCGTCGTCGCAGTCGGCCAGCGGCGGGACCACGTTTATCTGCGGACCGAGGATCGAGGACAAGGGACTGAACCAGAAGGTCGGGGTCAACACCGATCAGCTCACCGTCGATTTCTACTATGACGACAACACCCTGATCTCCGGATCCCAGATGGCCACGTTCATCCTGAACGAGGGCTTCGATGGCGCGATCATCCGGGTCGACCGGATCTGGGCAGCCTCCTGGATCGACATGTACGGCGGCGCCGCGGTCGGCTCGTTCATCCGGTTCCTGGGCCGCTATTCGGCCGCCCAGGACGTCGGTGAGACGCAGGCGACGGTGGTGATTTGCTCGCCGGAGGAAGTGCTCGACACCTCGGTCCCGGCCGATCTCTACAGCGCGAGCTGCCTGAACACCTTCTGCGACGCCAACTGCACGCTGAGCGCGGCCAACTACACGACCGCGTCGTCCGTGAAGTCGGGCACGATCACATCGCAGGCGTTCCCGACGAACGTCTCAGGGGCGGCCGGCGTCTACAACTTCGGCTACGTCGTCTTCACCTCCGGGGTGAACAAGGGCGTCCAGCGCTCGGTCCAGACGCAGGATGGCTCCGGAAACCTGACGTTGATCGCGCCGTTCCCGGCTGCGCCGGCGCCTGGCGACACGTTCAACATCGTGCAGGGCTGCGACCTCCAGCTCTCGACCTGCATCAACAAGTTCAACAACAAAGCCCACTTCCGCGGCCAGCCGTTCGTCCCGCTGCCGGTGGCGGTGGTCAGCGGCGCGACCACGCCGGGCACGTCCAGCGGCGGCAAGGGCGGCGGAACCCACACCGTGATCGGCCGGCGCGCATGACCGAGCAGGAGCAGCGCCAGGCCGTCGCGCGCGAAGCGCGCAGCTGGCTGGGCACCGCCTATCACCACAACGCCCGCGTCAAAGGCGTCGGCGTCGACTGCGCTCAGCTCCCGATCGCCGTCTATGCCGAGGTGGGTCTGATCCCGCCGATCGACCCGTCCTATTCCTCGCAGTGGCACCTCCACCGCAGCGAGGAGCTCTACGTCCAGCACGTCCTGCAATACGGCCGCGAGATCGCTCGAGGTGAGGTGCAGACCGGCGACCTCGTGCTCTGGCGCTGGGGCCGCACCTACAGCCACGGCGGCATCGTCTTGGACTTCCCCATGGTCATCCACTCCTACATCGGCCTCGGGGTCCAGATCGACGACATGACGATCCACCACGACCTCGCCAACGCCGTGCGCCACCCGGCCCGCTTCTTCACGCTCTGGGGGCGCTGATGGGCGGCGGTCAGACGGCCTCCAACAGCATCACGCGCTACGACGGGATTCAGGTCCAGTCGGCGCTGCTGGGCACCTGCATTCCCTGGGGCTGGGGGACCTTCAAGGTCGGCTGTAACCTGCTGTGGTACGGCAACTTCAAGTCCAAGGCGCAGACGTCGTCCGGCAAGGGCGGCGGCGCGACGACCGGCTACAGCTATACGGCCTCGCTCGTGCTGGGCATCTGCCGCGGCGCCATCTCCGAGATCCGCAACGTCTACAAGGACGCCACGATCTACACGCCGACGGGCGGCGAGACCGCGCTGGCGCAGGTCGGCTTGACTGGGTTCGGCGGCGAGATCGGCCAGGCCGACTGGACCTACCTCGACAACAACTTCCCGAGCCAGGCCATCGGCTATTCGGGGATCGCCTATGTCGCCGCGGCGAACTACGCGCTGGACGATTCCGCGACCCCGCCGAACCACAGCTTCGAGGTCCAATCCGCGATCCGGGCCGTGGTGAACGGGACCACGCTCGACGACGCCAACCCGGCCGACATCCTGAACGACTTCCTGCCAAAGGTGCCGTTCTGGTCGGCGACGTGGAACGGCGATTTCACCAACTACAAGAACTACTGCTTCGCGTCCGGGCTGCTGCTGTCACCCTACATGGACAGCCAGCGCCAGGCGTCGGATCTCCTGACCGAGATCATGACTGCGTCGAACTCCAACTGCTTCTTCGCGGACGGGGTCTTTCAGGTCGCGCCCTACGGCGACACCCAGATCACCGGCAACGGAGTCACCTGGACCCCCAACCTGACGCCGATCTACGCCTTCACGATGGACGACTACATCCCCGCGTCCGAAGGGGATGACCCGGTCACCGTCGACATCAAGCGCGCGGCCGACGCCTATAACTATGTCCAGGTCGAGTACCTGGACCGGACCAACGCCTACCGCACCGCCATCGAGCCGGCGTCGGACGCGGCCAACATCGCCCAGTACGGCCAGCGGCCGAACCAGAGCCCGACGAGCCTGCATTCGATCTGCTTGGGCCAGATCGCCGCCACGATCGCCCAGCTGATCGTCCAGCGCTCCTGCAACGTCCGCAACACCTACAAGTGGCGGGCCGGGGAGCACTTCGGCATCCTGAATTGCATGGACTTGGTCACCCTCACCACGACGAGGATGACCAACCAGCTCGTCCGCATCATCGAGATGGACGACAGCTCGGGCGACTGGGAGTTCACCGCCGAGGAAGTGCCGGTCGGCGCCGCGAGTTCGCCGCTGCTGACCCGCCAGAACGGCCAGGGCTGGATCCCCAACACCCAGGTCGACCCGGGCAGCGTCGAGGCGAACCTGCTGCTGTGGTCGGAGGACATGACGCAGACGGCGTGGGCCAAGACCAACGCCACGATCTCGTCCAACGTCGCCACCGACCCGCTGTTCGGCGCGAGCACGGCCGACAAGCTGATCCCGACCACCACGAGCGGCACGCACTACGTCGACCAGCTCTTCCCGTGCTTCGAGACGCTCAACTACACCTATTGCGTCTACGTGAAGCCGGCTGGCTACCACTACGGCATCATCGAGCTCGGCGACGGCAACGGGAACTACGTCAACGTCGCCTTCGACTCGACCGCCGGCACGCTCCTGACCGGAGGTCAGACCGGCAACGCGGTCCTGGTGGGCAACTCGATCGCCAGCGCCGGGAATGGCTGGTTCCGGGTCTCGATCACGGGGGCCTTCCCGACCTCGACGACCCTGAACGCGATTCTGCAGGTCGCCGACAACGGCGAGAACACCTCTTTCGCCGGCGACGGGACGAGCGGGCTCTACGCCTGGGGTCATCAGGTCAAGCAGGGCGCGGACCTCCCGGCCTACTGCTACACCGGGGCGAACTACGCCACGCCGCTGCTGTTCGATGCGCCGCCGGCGCTGGTCAACGGAATCCAGAACGAGATCTGGGCGGCCGTGGCCGGCGGCGAGTACTGGGGCGGCGCCAACGTCTGGGTCTCGAGCGACGGGACCAACTACGAGCAGGTCGGCACCGTCACCGCGCCGTCGCGCTATGGGCGCCTGGTCAATGCGGTCGGAGCCGGGACCGACCCCGACACGACCGACACCTTCACGATCGACCTCGGCCAGAGCGGCGGCCAGCTGACCAGCGCCTCCCAGGCCGCGGCGAACGCCTCGGGCTCGCTGTCGATCCTCGGGACCGAGTTGATCTCCTACTCGACGGCCAACCTCGTCGCGCAGAACCGCTACAACCTGACGAGCTACACCCGGCGCGGGGTCCTGGGCACGCTGAACGAGGCGCACCCGGTCAACGAGATCTTCATCCGCCTGGATGACGCGATCTTCCAACTCCCGTACATGGCCACGACGGTCGGCGAAACCGTCTACGTCAAGTTCCAGAGCTTCAACATCTACGGCTCTGCGGTCCAGAACATCTCGGACTGCATCGCCTACACCATCGTGCCGACCCCGCCGACGCAGGCTGCGGCGACGGCGGTGGGCGTCAACCGAGTCGTGCTCTCGCTGTTCGAGGCCGGCGCCTCAAATGGTTGGACGGTCTCGGGCTCGGTGGGGAGCCAGTCCAAGTCGACGACGACGAGCGCGGGCTATCCGATCCTCGCGGCGACTGGCACGGCTTCGGCCAGCGGCCAGACGCTCGTCATCGCCCAGGCGACGCCGTTCCCGGTTACGGCTGGCGAGAGGCTGTCGGTCCAGGCGACCGTCGGGTTCAACGCGAACACCACGGCGGCGCTCGATCTCACCTTCTATGCATCGAACGGGTCGACCGTCTCGACGACGACGGTGGCGAGCTTCGCCAATCCAGCCTTCCCGGCGACCGAGGAGGGCTTCGTCACCGTGCCGAGCGGCGCGGTCACGGCCAGCCTGTCGCTGGTCACAACCTCGACGGGCTCGGGGTCGTTCGTCGCCTGGCTGGCGCACCCGATGGTGGCCGGCGCGACGGCGACGCAGGCCTCGTTCCCAAACTTCCTGGCGGGGCCGAACGCGGAGCAGGGCGCCACGGTCGGCGCCCAATCCGGCGTCAACCTCTGGAGCAGCACCGGCGCGGCGCTGGGCGACGGCCAGGTCGTGAACGCCTACGTGCCGGCGGGCGGCGTCAACCGGGTCACCCTCTCGCAGTTCGAGAAGGGGTCGACGGGCTGGGCCGTCAGCTACGACCCGCACAGCTGGTTCAACTCGTTCAGCACGTCCACTTATCAGGGCCTGTCGCTCCTCCAACTCAACGGGACAGCGACGGCGGCTGGCGACGGCATAACCTTTGAACAGACGTATCCGATCCCCGTCGTTGGGGGGGAGTGGCTGTATATCAACGGATATACCGGCGGCGGTGGTACTGCGTATTGCCAGCTCGGGATTCAGTTCTTCGACGGCAACAGCAACAACATCTCCAGCGCGGTGTCTGGGGAGGCGACGGGGGCATATCCGTGGGCTCTCCCCTTCACGACGCAGGTTCCCGCCAACGCCGTGTCGGCCAAGCTCTGGTGCTATGCGCAGGCGTCTGGAGCTGGCGCGTTCGATTTCATCCTCTCGGTGCCGTTTGTCTGCGGCATCCAGGCAGGACAGACGGTCTTCCCGTCCTTCAACCCCGGCCCGAACGCCATCCCCGGCGCCGACGTCACGAGCTCGAACATCGCCGCAGGGATCGCGGGGCAGGGCGGCTTGGCGACGCTCGGCAGCGTGGGCACGACGCAGATCAACCCGAACTCCGTGACCGCCGGAGCCGCTTCCTCTCAGGGAAGCAAAGGGTTTACGAGTCCAGGCACGAATACGCTGGCAAGCGTATCGCTTACTACAACGGGGAACAACATACTCGCCATTGGCGTGGCCTACGTGCAGTTGACCTTCTCAGCGTCCGAGACCGTCACTGTTGCGTTGGCTTACGAGCTTGGAAATCTCATGCAGGTCCAATTCACGACCCCGTCGAGCGGCAGCGGAATCTATGCGTTTCCGTTCCAGTACGGCGGAGCGATGGCCGCTGGGGCGCACACTTTCGACATAACGGTGACGCTCAGTTCCAGCCAGACCAGCGGGAGCGCGCTTGAATCTTCAGTCTACGCGGTCGAGCTGAAGCGATAGCCGATGCCGAACTTCATCACCTACGACGCGACCGGCAAGATTACCCGGAAGGGCTACTGTCAGGCCTCCGATCTGCAGATCCAGCCGCAGGCTGGCGAGAGCGTCCTCGATGTGACCGACAACACCGTCTACGATGGGACCTTCACCGGCTGCTACGTGGACGCCTCCGGGGCCGTGCATGTGCGGACGCCCGTCGCCTACACGTGCCCGGCCACCGCATCGGTCGGGACCGCGGTGACGCTCACCGCACCCACTGGCGCCGCGGTGACGATCGACGGCAACAGCGTCGGCGTCGTCGACGCCACCGGATCGGACAGCATCACCTTCTCGGATGCCGGGACCTACACCGTCGACCTGAGCCTGTGGCCCTTCCTTGACGTGTCCTTCGAGGTCACGGCGTCATGATCACCGTCAGCAAGCAGACCCAGATCGCCGCCGCCATCGCGGCCCAGCAGGCTGCGGTGGATGCCTACCAGGCCGACCTGATCGCGGCCGGCATGAACTACCAGGGCAACGTCTACGCGATCGATGCGACGGCCATCTCGAACATGCAGACCGTCATGCTGGCTTTCCTCATGGGCCAGACCAACCCGTCCGGCGGCGCGTGGCCTTCGATGGTCAACGTCGAGGTCAGCATGACCGACGCTCAGGTGAAGGCGTTCATCCTGGCGGTTCAGGCCTACGTGGCGGCGCTGATCTTCAACGTCCGTGGCCTGAAGGCTCAACTCGCCAAGCTCACGACCCTCGCGGCGGTGTCGGCGTTCGACATCACCCAGGGCTGGCCGGCGAACAACCAGTAGGGCGCCCGACATGACGACCGTCACCATTCCCCCCGTCTCCGACATCGCGACGATGGCCGCGGCGGTGGACGCCTACGCCTACAGCGCCGCAGCGGCGTCTCTGCCGGCGGCCGTTCAGGCAGCGCTGAAGCAGTTCTACCCATCGCCCGTCGACAAGATCTGCCGGGCCGGGGAGGCGCTCTACGCCGGCGCCGCCTCGCTCGATAGCGCCGGCCAGGCCCTCTGCGCCCAGCTCGCGAACTTCGCCATGATCGCCCAGTGGCACGCCATCGGCCAGGGATCCCGCGGCGTCGGCGTCGTGCTGGCCATGCGCCGACGTTTGGGCGACGCGACCGTCACTCAGACGGAGGGGCAAGACCCGCCGGCCGATCCGCAGTTCGTCGCCGTCAAAGCGTAAGCGTACGGCGCCGAGCCACACCCCTTCCGAGTAGCGCCACAGGCGCTTTCCCCAGGAGACCTCCAAGATGATCCGCAGCCTCTCGCGCGCGGCCGCGCTCGCGTGCGCCTTCGTGCTCGCGTGCACTTTCGCGCTCACCTTCACGTCACCGGCGTCGGCCCAGTCGGGTGCCCCCCCGCAAATCAAATGGACGGGCGGCCAGAATTGGACGCCGAACCCCACCTATCTGATCGGCTTCGATAGCCTCGCGGGCACTCCCTGCATCATCGGACAGACGACGACCTGCTCTCTTGCAGGGGCGGGCGGAGGGGGAGGGGGCGGAGCGGTGTCGATCGCCGCCGGCTTGGATGTCACCGAAGGCAACACGACCGACTCCGCCTGCGCCGGCCCCACGAGCACCTGCACTATCGACGCGATCGATAAGGCAATCCTCGCCGCCAGCACGGGTGCTGTGCCGTGCCGTGCGACGTCCACCCTGCTCAGCGCCGTGACGGACGGCACCGCGACCCCGGCCGTCTGCAATCCGAATGGCGCGCTTATCGTCACGCCTGACGCCCCCGAGGCCAACAGGCTGCGAGCGTTCCAGTCCACCACCGGTTCGACGGCCGTAACCCTGCTCGCAGCCCAGGGCTCCGGCGTCAAAATCCACATCACCAAGGTCCAGTGCTGGAACAGCAGCGGCACCGGCACCAACGTCACCTTCAGCGACTTGGCCGGGTCCAATCTGTGGCTGCCCGCCGGCCTTGGCAGCAACGCCAACGTGGACTGGGTGGTAGCGGCCAACACCGCCCTGACCTTCACCCCGTCGCCAGCCGAAACCACCATCGGCTGCAACGTTCAAGGCTACAGCCAGGACTTCTGACCATGAACCGTCGTCTTCTCGCATCAGTAGTCGCCGCGTTTGCTATCGCTGCACCGGCGGTGCAGGCGGCGACCGTCAACCTCTGCTACGTCACCACTGGGACCGGCCGCACTTGGTCGCCCCCGGCCAACTGGAACAACTCCGGCGTCACGCTCTACGCCCTAGGGGCTGGTGGAGCGGGCGGCGCGGCCAACGGGAGCAGCAACGGGGGCGGCGGCGGGGGCGCCAGCCCCATGTACTACTTCACCGGGACCACGTCCTACACCGTCGGCCAAAACTACCCGATGCAGATCGGGGCGGCCGGGGGAACGGCCGGGGCCAGCGGAACTGGGGCGACTTGGCTTTGCGCCAACACCTCGGCCTGCAACTCCAACAGCACGACCGGCACGACCCAGGTCGGATCGCAGCCCGGCACGCCAGGCACCGCCACCCCGGCGGGCAGCAACAACGGTTCGAACAACGTCGGGGGCACTGGGACGGAGGTCAACTCCGGGCACGGCGGCAGCGGCGACGCTTCCAACAACGGCGGCGGCGGCGGCGGGGGGGCCGGAGGCATCAGCGCCAACGGCACCTCCGGAGGTAGCGGCGCGAGCAGCGCGGGCGGCAACGGCGGCAACGGCGGGGGCGTCAGCAACTCCGGCGGCGCGGGGGCGAACACGTCCAATGCGGCCCCGGGCGGACAAGGCCAGCTGCTCGCGGTCTGCACTGGCGGCGACAGCGGCATGAACGGCGTCTCGGTCTACGCTGGCGGCGGCGGCGGCGGCGGAAACGTAGCCCACCCGAACGGCGGCAGCGCGATGTCCTACGGCGGGGCCGGCGGCGGCGCCATGAACACCGGATCCGTCGGATCCGGCTACCAAGGCATCCTCATCATTGAATACACGCCCGCCAGCACAGCCAAGGGTGCCGGCCTTCTCATGGGGATCGGCTAATGCGCGCTCATCTAAAAGTCGGCGCGTGCGCCGTCGCGCTCCTCGTGACCACCCCCGCGAGCGCGCATCTCATGTGGCCCATCCACGGCTACGTCACGCTTTCCGCCGGGGTGAACTGCCCCTTCGCGTCGACCACCCCGGACGACAATTGCACCTCGACGCCCACCGATCTGAACTTCAAGGCGCCCAGCCTCTTCACGGGCACGTCGACCGGCTACGTCAACACCAGCAATATGCTGACGGCGGCGCAGAACTACCCGTCGAGCCTGATCGGCGCGGGCATCGGGCGCGAGAGCGGCCAGGCCCCTTCCGGCTACGCGAAGACCTCCAACTACGACGTGGCAGGTGTGACCTTCGGCGTAGGCTATTCGCCGTCCCAGGTCGCGCAGGCCGGCGGCTGGAAGGACCCGGCGACCATCAACACCGACCGGAACGCGAACCCTGACGGCAACGGCGTCGACTGCCAGTTCAACGCCTCGGGAAGCGCCTACGCCAGCTCGGTCCAGGGCGCGCAGATCTTCTGCTCGGGGAGCTCGCTCAGCGGGCTGACCATCGACATCGAAGACTACGACATGACCATGTACGGCTGCACGTCGCTGATCTTCGACGCGCCGAACATGGGGACCGCGGACACGGTCAAGATCAAGAACCTGAAGTTCCTGGTCGGGCCTGGCTGCGTGACGTCCATGTTCGGTAAGGGCGACAGCCACGGGAACAACGTCAACAGCCACAGCCCCGGCGGGGGGTACATCACCGCCTACATCGGCGACATCTTCCAGGGCTACATCCTGTCGGGCTCGACGACCTTGTGCGTGGTGGGCACGCCGTCGCAGGGCACCGTCGAGGTGCAGAACAACCCCGCCTATTTCATCGTCGATACAGGCGAGTCGATGGGCAACCCGTCGTACCCTCCAGTGAACTATTACATCACCGCGGCCGGCGGCGCGGGATGCCAAGGGGGGGAGGCAGCCTACACGCTTAACCAAGCCCCGAATAACAGCGGATCCAACTTCGCTGTGGGCTCGCACGCCTCTCCGGTCACTTTTCAGGAGGCGAACTTCAACCTGACGGTCACCGCCATCAACACCGCCCAGGGCGGCGTCATGAACACGAGCCAGGTGCTCCAGTCGGACAACAACGTCCCGCTGGTCGATATCTATGGCTCGATCAAGATCCTGACCTGCCCTGGCGGGATCTGCAGCAACCAGACGGGCGTCTACACGATTCAGGGCTACGGGCCGCTGTCCCAAGGGCTGGCGGCACCCCCGCAAGGCTGGGTGGTGGGCAACGCGCTGGGCGGCCTAATCAGCGTCACCGCGAACAGCGGCTGCTTCGCCGTGGATATCGAGCAGGTCTACATCGACGGCGACGACATCGAATACCCGAGCGGGAGCACTGCGGGTGCGATGGCGCTTGGCCTCGGATGCGGCAACCTGACCCTGAAGAACATCGGCGTCGTGCGCCTAGGCAGCCGGGTATTCAACACGGCCGCGTCCGTGGTCGATATGGAGAACATCTATATCGAGGACTTCGGCGTCCACCGGATCGCCGGACACCTCGAGACGGCGGCCACTGCGCCGCCCCAAGGCGCGACGCTGCAGCTCACCGTGAAGAACTACACCGTGGTCGGCCCCGCAGACATGACCGGGGACTTCGGAACCGCCGATATGTGGAACGAAGGCTACCACGGCAACAACACCGTCTGGAACAACGTCAAGTACGTCACGCTCATCAACAACTCGAACCAATGGAACGGCGACAACATTGTCGACCGGGCCATCGACCTCGGGAACAGCAACACGTACGTCGGCCCGACGGGCTCTGGGGCACCGGTGTTCGACCACATCTTTATCGACGGG